GCGCGTTCCCCCCGGTCGCCCCCCGGCCCCCCCCCCCCCGGGGGGGGGGGGCCCCGCCGTAAGTACTGGGATGGTGTGATGCCTGATGACGGCACCAGCGGTAGGGATAACACCCTGTACGCGCATGGGAAGAGCGGCTACCACACGAGTATCAATGGTGGTCGTAGCCGCTTCGACCCAGTATTAACGGAGTTGATGTTGACCTGGTATGCGGGTGAGGGGTCGCATGTGTACGACCCGTTCGCTGGCGGCATCACGCGCGGCTACGTCGCTAATGCACTAGGACACACGTATGAGGGTGTGGACATCAACCCCGCTCAAATCACCCACAACCAGGCGCATAACCCCACTGGTAAATACACAGTGGGGGACGGGGCGTTTTACCACCCCGTGGCCCCCGTCGATGTGGTGCTGACCTGCCCCCCGTATCACACGGTGGAAAAGTACACGGATGATCCGCGTGACCTTTCCAACATGACCTGGGACACGCACCTCGATGCCGTGCGCCTAGCCCTGCTCAACTGCCATGCCGCGCTCAAGGATGATCGGTACCTTGTGTGGGTGGTGGGGGACCTGCGTGACAATCAAGGTCACTTGCGGATGCTTCCGCACCACACGGCCCGCATCATGCAGGAAACCGGGTTCCGCCTAGTCAACGAGCACATCGTCATCAACCCAGTGGGCACGCGGCATAGAATGCTGCGCCGCTGGTGGTCCCCAACCCGATCAGCCGGGCGCCTGCACCAACACGTGCTGGTTGCTGTAAAAGGCAACCGCAGGCGCGCCGCTGACAATGCGAGGAGGATGGAGCATTGCTAATCCAATCCCATAGGCACCGTGTACGTGACCTGGAAGCCTGGGAGAAAATCGCCCGCTACGACACCTACCCCGACCCTGGAATGCCGAAACGCATCAGCACAGCTATCGACACGATCCGCATGTTCGCGGAGGCTGGGCCGTGTTTCGTGTCCACATCGTGGGGTAAGGATTCCACGGTGGTGGCGTGGCTGGCCGCGCAAACCGGCCTGCACCTCCCCCTGGTGCGGGTGCGGGTAGACGGGTTCGACAACCCCGACTGCGACCCCACACGAGACGCATTCCTCAACCAGTACGGCCATATGGTGGATTACCACGAGATCACCGTCCCGGGCGACAACGTGGCCAGATGGTGGCACGAGGACACCACAGGCATGATCCAACACGCCCCCGACCCCGGATTCCGTGAAGCGGAACGCCGCTTCGGTGGGCGCCGCATCACCGGGATCAGGGCTGAGGAATCCAGGATGCGCGGCATGGTGATGCAAAGATGGGGAAAGACAAGCCCGAACACATGCAGGCCGATAGGCTACTGGTCCGCCGTCGAAGTCTTCCGACTACTCGGCCAGCGTGACCTCCCAATTCACCCCGCGTACGCCATGAACTACGGTGGACGCCTGGACCGCCGGTGGATCCGCGTATCAACCATTGGTGGTATCCGAGGCGCGGATAAGGAACGCGCCGATTGGGAGACCACCTACTACCCCGACATTGTTTTGAAAGGAAAAACCAATGAGCACTAGCGATCACATCGAAATCTTCGGCCACGACGTGGAATGGTGAACAAAATGACCATAATGAAAATCAGCCTCACCGAGCTACTGAAAATCCTTGCAGGCAACGAAGATGCCCTCATGCAGGTGATGAAACGAAACTACGGGTCCGACGGCATCACAGGAGTGCATGTCAAAACGATTGATCGTGAGCACCTGATGATCGTGGACCCCTGGCCGAATGAAGATCGGGAAGTACATGCGGTCACGCATGCGCCTGATGGTGATATGCAAATCCGCCGTGTTGACCTTTTGCATGTTGAGGAGTTCACCCCGTCGAACGGCATGCACAGTGTGCACAAAGGCCGCGTACTTGCTGCTGCTCAGAAATTGGTGAATGACCATGCTGAGCAGGTCAAAGAATCTGAGGATCGTGAGCAGCGTAAAGAATCCATCATCGATCAAATCCAGAAAGGAATGACCAGCAGCTTGGGCGTCGTGTTGTCTGATGAGCCGTTCGGGCATAATATGCGCGATGAGATGGAGTTTGCGAAACTCCCCATGAACCTTGATGAACGCGATGAACTGTTCCAACAGCTCCCGGAAAACAAGTGGGCGTGTGTGATGATGCTTCCCCAAAACCCCATGTACGTGTCCCGGAAGAATGGTAACTACCTGGTGGCTGAGCTAAATAACGAGAGTGTGATCACCCGCGAATATGAGTCGCCGCGATGCTTGGATGACGCGGTGGCTATCCTCATGACGCCCATCCCAACCCTCAACAGTGGGGAGGGGGAGTGATGTTCGGGTTCCTCAAACGCCTACGAAACCGCGGGCGGGTTGTACGCCGCCCGATCGTTGTGCGCATCGACGCCACCGAGAAGGGACGCATCCGCACACTCGACGACATGGCCAAGCTATCCGCACACGCTATTATCGTCGCCCTGGGTGTCGATGCAGACGGAGACGTGTGCGAGGCATTCCATGCGCATAAGCTCACCGATGATGGTGACGTGTGGGATGTATGCGGAGGCCCGAAAGACTTTATGACGTCGCAGGAGATACTGGATCAAGACCTGCTCATCGCGACGCTTTCGGCGGATATTATGCCTACGCGGCAAACCCCATTCGAGTAGACTACCCATTTAGATGCCCCCGCATTGGCCTGTATCGTGACGCAGGTTAGTGCGGGGGTATCCTTACACCCAGCATGTATCAAACGCACTAATAAGAAAGGGATCCTGAAATGGATGCACCCATTCGCGCGTTGCGCCGGTTCGCCGCTGGCAAGCGCATCTCACAGTCAGAAGCCCGCCGCATCATCGCCGCTGGGTACGTCGCCCACGACGAATACGGCGATTTGGTTTTGACCTCACGTGGTACCGAGACCCTAGGAATCGCAGCATAACAATGGTCACCGTCTACACCCAACCAGGCTGCACACAATGCAAATCCACCATAGCTTTCCTTGCCAAACACAACCTGCCACATGAGGTGGTGGACATACGCGAGTACCCCGCCCTGGTTGATGAACTCACCCGGGCCGGAAGAACCACCCTCCCCTATGTCACCGTCACCCGTGACGAAACCCAGGTGGACGACTGGTCGGGACACAACATGTACAAACTGATAGAACTCAAACGCGCTACACTCACAGTGTGACCCACAACCTCCATGACCAGGCACAGCGCCTACGGTATCTGCATATCCAGCTCGACACCCTCAAAACCACACAACAAACCAAACCAGGCGCAGGCAACAAACGCTGCGCACCAGGCCCACGCACACCCGGCAACACGTGGGCCATAGACACCAGCATCGAATACACCGCACGCCTGTTCGAGTACGTGAGGGACGCGGCCAACCACCTCACACCCTCACGCTGCTTCACCCACAACCCCATCGAGTTGTTGGACTACATCAGCTTCAATGCCGCACTGATCGAACCACTCGGCATGCACGACGACCTACTACACGAAATCAACACACAGATCACCGTGCTAGAACACCACCTCAACCCCACACCCATCACCCCCACACAGGACACCTACCTAACCGCTAGGTCCATCAACCTCACCATGAGACGCTTCGGCATCCACATCAACCCCAAAACCCTCGCAACATGGGCAAACCGAGGCCACATCACCAAACGCATCAACCCCAAAGGCCAAGCCACCTACAACCTCGCCCAAATCAAACACCACCTGGAAATCACCCCCGAAAACGCAGAAATGAATCCCAGTTAGCTATACTGGCACCCAGCGCAACCCCTGCACCCACCGCCCCACCACAAAGGGCCAGGGTGCAGGGGTTTACCCATGCCCACAAGGAGGTGCCAATGCAAGTCACACGCAAACGCGCAAAAGGCAAAACCGAAGCCAAAGGATTAGGCTGGCGACACGCCCAACAACGAAGCCGCCTCATACGCAAACACCACGACGGTGACACATGCTGGTGGTGCGGACAACCAATGTGGCGCGACCCACACCAAAACTGGGACAACAAACCCCTAGCCGCAGACCACATCCAACCCCGCGCACAAGGCGGACGCCTCGCGGAACGCCTGCTGCACTTCACATGCAACAGCCAGCGTCAAGACGGGAAGAACGACCACCAGCGGCCAGCGCTCACGCAAGCCCCGCCGCCCGCGCATGCCGAGGCCCCGGGGGGAGGGGGGCTGCGCTTCGCATGGACGTGACCAACCTCATATGTGGCCCCCGCCACAAATCATAGCGGGGTTGCTACCCTGACCCCCCACGGCTCGGGCCTTTTTGCTCCTCTCTCTCCCTAGGGTTAGCGGTTGTGAAAACCCCGGGAATCCGGCCCCAAAACCCCGTTAGGAGGCCCGCATGGCCGATAGGTCTAAAATCGTCGAAAGTCTCACTGAGGGCCGCACGCTGTCTGTGAGTGATTTTGAGCTTGTTCAGCATTTCGCTGACTTGATCGCCCAGGCTGAGGCGGCACGCCGCACCATCGACCAGGAGGGTATGACTAGCTTCTCTGAGAAGGGGGAGATCGTCAGTCCGATTGTGGTGGCTCAGGAGAAGATCAGCCGGGAAATCCGGGGCTGGATCAAGGACCGCCCGGACCTGTTTAACCCCGGCGCCGGGAAGCAGGAGGTGCAGAAGCCGCGCGGGAGGGCTGCTTTCAAGGCTGTGGGCTAGACATGAAGGGCGGTGGTTCCCGTGCTGTTGGGTGTGCAGAAGCCCCGCTTGTTCTCCACCCCGGTTGGTGATGTGGAGCGCGGCATCCAGGCGGTGGAGTTTTGCCGCTGGGTGGGCATGACGTTGTTTCCGTGGCAGGAGGATTTGCTGCGTGACCTGTGCCGCACCACCCCAACACCGCGTAGCTGGGTGTGGTCTCACCGCGAGTCTGTGGTGGTGCTTGCCCGCCAGAACGGCAAGGGCGAGGTGCTGGTAGCGCGCGAGTTGGTGGGGGTGTTCCTGTTCGGCGAGAAGGACTTGCTGCACACGGCGCATTTCATGGACACAGCTATCGACGCTCGTGACCGCCTGTGGGAAGTCATTGAGGGTAACGAGGATTTGCTGCACTGGTGGGATGATGACCCTTTGCTTGTGGGGAAGATTCCCACGCTGGTTAAGAATAACGGCAAGGAGGCCATTCACTTTCCGAATGGCGCGAAGATTAAGTTCCGCACACGTACTAAGAAAACGGGGCGTGGCTTGTCGTGTGAGCTGGTTGTTTTCGACGAGAGTTTCGATTTGCCGAATGAGGTTCATGCGGCTATCTCGAAGCTAACCAGGGCGCAGGAGCGGGCGCAGACCATCTACATTTCTTCGCCGGTCAACCGGTTTGAGCATGCCCACGGTGCGATTTTCTCGGCGAAACGCTGGGCCGGTATCGACGGTGCCGAGGGCATGCTGTTTCGTGAATGGTCACCTGCTGAAAACGATGACCCGTTTGTTCAGGAAACCTGGGCCAAGTGTAACCCATCCCTGGTGGATGAGGGACCGGGCGCGCAGCTATCAGACATCAAGGCTGATGCCATGGCCGCGAAAAACTCGGACGAACTGCTCGAACAGTTCCTTGTCGAGTCGCTGGGCAAAGGAAACTGGTACCCACGCTCTGGTGAATTGGCGGAAGAGTTCACGGTCATTGGCCTGGATGCGTGGCAGAAAGCCTACGACCCACAGCCGAACCAGTCCGGGGAATCCTGCATCGCAGTTGATGTTGCCCCCGGTGCCGCGACAGCATCAGCGGTTTCCGCGATCCGGTGCGGTGGCCGCGTGCATTTGTTGGCCGCGCCAATCACTGAGTTCGACCGCGATGAAATCGCCGAGTTCATCGGTGGTGCAGTGGATGTTTCGGATCCGTGTGGGGTGTTTCTTGATCCTGCTGGTGCGGCTTCTACGCTGGTGCATCCGCTGGAGGCTAAGGGGGTTGAGGCGACGTCGATGACGGCTAAGACGGTTTCGGCGGCGTTTGAGCTGTTCATGCGGATGTTCGAGGAGGGGCGTATTTCGCATGATGGGGATGAGCGTTGGGTTGAGGCGTGGCGTATCGCGAAGACTCGCACGATCAGGGAGATTGGGCGTGCGTTGACCAGGGCTGAGGGGGATATTTCCCTGATTGTTGCGGCGACGTTCGCGGTGTGGGGCCTGGTGGATTTTGAGAATCCTGGTTTCGTTGAGCCGAAGATGCTTGCGAAGAAAAGGTTTGTTGGCAAAGCCGCCGCTGTATCGAGTGGTGTTCCTGAGGCGCATAGTATGCCCACTGGCAGGGTAGATGCCCTGGTGTTCTAGTAGAGGAGGTGATGGGAAATGGCTGATGAGGTAGTTGGCCTGCGTGAAGTGGGTCACGCCCTGACCGCGAGTAATTCCCCCCTCAAGGATGACAACTGGGAGTTGCGCTGGCCGCAGTCGGTGTATGTGTTCGCGAAGATGGAGCGCGAAGATGCCCAGGTCACATCAGTGCTTAATGCGATTAGTTTGCCGATTCAGCGTGTGACGTGGCGGGTGAATCCTAATGGTGCGCCGGATGAGATTGCGCGCCGGGTTGCTGATGATTTGCGCCTTCCTTTGTTGGGGGATGATCCGCATCGTCCTATGGCTAGGATGCGTGGGCGTATTTCCTGGTCAGAGCACCTGGAAAAGGTTTTGTGGGCGTTGCAGTTCGGGCACGTGTTCTTTGAGCAGGTGTATGGGGCGATTGATGGGGAAGAGCACCTGGTGAAGCTGGCTGTGCGTCTCCCCGGGTCTGTGTCGCGGATTAATATTGCCCGTGATGGGGGGTTGGAGTCGATCGAGCAGTACGCGGCTAAGGGGGACACGGAGCCGCCGGTTATCCCGGTGGATCGCCTGGTGGCCTATGTTTATAGGCCGAAAGACACGACCTGGACTGGCCGATCAGTGTTGCGTGCCGCGTATAAGCACTGGGTGCTGCGTGACCGGTTGATACGTCTGGAATACAATGCCCTGGACCGTAACGGCATGGGCGTGCCCGTGTACACCGGTAGCGATATTTCCAACGACCCTGACGGGGACCTAGCCGCTGGTGAGCAGATCGCAACCTCACTTAGGTCTGGTGAGTCCTCCGGGGCATCAATCCCGGCTGGGGCGAAGCTGGAGATTAAGGGCACGACAGGTCAGCTGGCGTCGCCGCGTGAGGCGATCACCTACCATGATTCGATGATGGCAAAAGCCGTGCTGGCTCACTTCCTGAACCTGGAAGGCAAAGGCGGCTCATATTCCCTGGCGGAAACGCAGGCTGACCTGTTCATTCAGTCGTTGCAGACCACCGCTGATTGGATCCGTGACACCGCGAACCAACACATCGTCGAAGACCTAGTTGAAATAGCTTTTCCTGAGTATGACGGCACATGCCCCCTGATCGAGTTTGACCCCATCGGGTCGAAGAAGGAACTCACAGCGGAGGCCCTGGCCTTGCTGATTCAGTGCGGGGCGATCATCCCCGATAAGGCGTTGGAGGAGGATATTCGACGCCGGTGGGGGTTGCCGCCGAAGCGGCCGCTGTTGGAGGCTTTGCAGGAGCGCGCGGAGGATGAGAAACAGGCCCAAGAACTAGGGCTGACGTTAACCCAGAGTAATTCGGAAGGAGGGGGTTCTAGTGGGGATGCAGATCAAGAACCTGACACCTCGTGAGGCCGAGGTGTACTTATTCGACGAGATCGGTTATTGGGGCGACACAGCCGGGGATGTGGTGGATACTCTCCGTGATTTGGATGTTGACCATATTGCAGTCAAGATTAATTCACCTGGTGGTGATGTGTTTGACGGCATTGCGATCATGAACATTTTGAAATCCCACCCCGCACGGGTCACCACAGTCGTGGAGGGCCTGGCAGCATCGGCCGCGTCGTTCATTGCGGTTGGTGCTGGTGATGAGGTGGTGATGATGCCGCACTCTCAGCTGATGATCCACGATGCGTGGGGCATGAGCATGGGCAACGCGGAGGACATGCTGCGTTGCGCGGAGGAGCTGAACCGCGCTTCCGATAACCTCGCAGCGATCTACCAGGCTAAGGCCGGTGGTGATGTGGGGGATTGGCGGGATGCGATGCGGGAGGAATCCTGGTTCAGCGCTGATGAGGCTGTGGAGGCCGGGCTGGCTGATCGTGTCGAGTCGCGCGAGCGTGAGGATTCCCAGGCCCTGGCGGCTGTGGGGGGTTTCCGCATGATGAATTCCTTCCGCATGAAGGACCGTAAAAACGCAGGGCGACCTGCAATTTTAGACAAGATGAAAGGGGATCACATGGATCTTCGGAATGAGGTCGCCCACCGCGTTGGTGTCCCAGGTGAGGTTGACGACAAAGTGCTATTGGCGGCTCTGGATGAGGCCCTGACCGAGGGCGGCGTGACCGCCCCGGACAATACGGCTGAGGAGCTGGAGTCCGCGCGTAAAGAAGCCGATGAAGCTAAGGCCCGTGTCGAAGAGCTGGAGAAGCAGCTCGCCGAGAAGGAGCAGGCCGAGGACGATGGTCTGACCGTCACGGTGGATGCTGAAATGTACCGTGAGCTTCAGGAGAAGGCCGCGTATGCGGACACTGCGCGTGAGAAAGAGGCGCAGGCGTCGCACGAGCAGCTGGTTCAGGCTGCGATCACGGAGGGACGTATCAGTGCTGCGTCTAAGGAGCGGTGGCTGAAAGCCCTATCCCTGGACGAGAAGAAGACTATGGAGACGCTGAGTGCGTTGCCGAAATCGATTCCACGTGCTGAGATCGGGCATGGTCAGACCACCCCGGAGCACACGACTACCGTGCGTGATTCCGCGTATGAGAAGAAAATGGCGCAGATTTTCCAGCCGCCACGGGCATAAACAAAAGAAGGAGAAAGAGCAATGGCTGTTTTTGAACACGGCCCCATCAGCTTCGCAGTCGCCAAGCCTGTATCGAAGCGTCGCCTAGTGAAACTGGGCGAAACTGGTGTCGAGCACGCGGGCGCATCGGATGACGTATTCGGCGCGACCGCAACTGCTGGCATCCCGAAGGACACCCGAAACGGTGTGAACAACGCGGTCATCGGACCGGAAAGCACAGTAGCTGTCTACACAGCACCTGCGGCAGTGAAGCTTGAATTCACTGGTGAGGCTTCCACATTCAAGGTGGGGGCGAAGGTTTCAGCCGCTGACGACGGTAAGGTCGCTGCGACTGGTTCAAAGCAGGTGGGTGTGGTTGTGCGCCCGCCGGTCGGAAAATTCGTCACTGTCCGGTTGACAGTGCCAGCCTAGAGAATGAAAGGACAATGAAGGATGAATAACATCGTCACCAGTGCTTTCGACACTGGGCAGCCAATCACCGTCGATCAGCTGATGCACGATCCGACGGAAATCCCCACTCGTGTTATCAATATGATCAAGGACGCGCAGCTCGCGGATTACCTTTTCCGTAAAGGCCCTGACAATATGGGGTCTGTGATGTGGCGTGATCCGGCATCGATGTTCCTTGAAGATGATGCTGAGAATATCGCCGAGTTCGGTGAGATTCCGGTTTCGTCCCCGGAGCTTGGCGGCATGCATACAGCTGTGGCCTCCACATACGGTACGGCGATTAAGGTTTCTCATAATATGCGCCTCCAAAACCGTATTGACCAGGTTCAGCTGGCATCTGGCGCTGCTGCCAACACAATGATTCGGCACAATGTGCGCGCTGTTATGAAGGCTTTTGCCTCGGCTAACGTGCCTACGCAGCAGGTTTCCACGAAGTGGGATGCCCCGAACTCTAACCCCATGACTGATGTGGCTGATGCCATTATGAAGATTCAGCGCGCTAAGCCTGATGACGCAGTTGATGAGGGCATGAAGTATGGCTACAACCCTGATCTTTTTGTCGCGTCTTCCGCTACCCTGACTCTGCTGCAGACTCATGACAAGATTCAGCGGTTCTTCGTCGGGGACATTGCCCATGAGAACCCTGTGTACCGCGGCATGACAGAGTTCAAGCTTGGAAAGCTAAATTTCGTTGAATCTCAGTGGCTCCCTGATGGTGAAGCCTACATTCTTGAACGCGGCACCGCTGGGTTCTACTCGGATACGGAAGGTCTTACGCAGACTCCCCTGTACGAGGTTGGTGGTCAATCAGGCTACGGTGGCCCTACCCGTACGTGGCGTGCTGACTTCTGGCGTCAGACCGTCTACGCCTGCGACAACCCGAAGGCTGTCGTGCACCTGAAAGGCATTGTGTAATGCCTGACCTAGTGCTTCTTGTTGACGATTGGAAGGAACCCCTCGAAGAGGGCGGCTTCCGCAAGCGCGTCAAGGGTGAGCTGTTCAGTGCGGTGCAAGAGGTAGCTGACTGGTTGGTGCGATCTGGTGGAGCTAAGCTTGCCGACGGCACCGAAACAGTCACCGTGACAGATGAACCAAGTGCTGACACACAGGCTGATTCTGTCACTGACGACACCACCACCGCCGAGGAATCAGAAACAGACGATTCTGACAGTTCCACATCCGGTCTGCCTAAGAAGGCCGCGAAAATTGAGGACTGGCAGCAGGCCGCCGAGGAACGCGGCATCGACTCACGCGGCATGACCAAGCCGCAACTCATCAAGGCAGTGGAAGACTACGAAGCCAAAAACAACAGCTAACCGATGAGGGGGTGGCGTGATGCTTGTATCCGCTAGCGATGTTGCCGCGCGCATGCCCCGCATGCTCGACCCAGAGGAACACCAGCGGCTCGAACTGTTTCTGCAGGACGCGGAGGATTACATCCGCAATGAGTTCTTGAAGCGTGGCCGCGACTTCGACGCCGAGCTGGTTTCGGTACCGTGGTTGCGTTTCAGCGCAACCCGCGTGATCAGAGAGATGGTTGCCGCGGCGATCATGGTTGGCGGGAACACGGGTGTCCGCACCCTCACGTCCACGACTGGCCCCCAGTCGGATTCGATCACGTTCGCCCAGGTCGGTGTGTCCGGCTACGGGGGCGTGACACTCACGGATGAGTGGCGGATAGAACTTGGGTTGGGTTCTGGTGGGCCGAGGGGGAGATTCCCTGATCCTCAGCCGTGGCCAGAGGAGCCTGCGCGGAGGGGGTGGGGAATTGGAGTGGATTCAGGTTATCCGGCACGAGTCGTACGACCAGGACGGAAACCTTATTGAGGATCCGCATGTTTTAACACCAGGTAATATCCCACCAGGTTTTAATGTTTTGCCTGGTGGGATTTTCGTGCAGGCAGTCGTTGGGTTGGCTGACACCGGTATGGAGGCTTTGCCTTCCACGGAGGCTGTGCATAACCGCCTGGTGGTGTACATGCTGCCGGGGGTGCGGGTTGAGCAGGGGGATGTGGTGCGGCTGGTGCAGCGCGGGGAGGAAGAATACACCGTGGTCAGCGTCCCGTTTGACTGGTCAGTGGGTCGCCGCCCAGTCAACCCTCGCCACAAACCCAAGCTCGCGATCACAGTGGAGAGGAAGGAAGCCTAGTGGCAAAGATTCAACTATCCACAACCGGCCTGGAACAGTGGATCCAGGAAAACACCCTTCCCCTGCTGGAGGCCGCCGCAGAGGAGATGGTGAAAAACATTCCCGATGGGGTGGAGGTTTTAACTAAGAGTGGGGTTGGTGAAAATGGCCGGCCTTTCGCGATGGTGACTATCGCGGAGCCGAAGGGGGTTGCGATGCAGGCTAAGCACGGCACCCTAACTAAAGCTGCTGCTGCTGCTGGCCTGGACATCACGAGGTACCCACTATGACGGCGCTCAGTCCACCTAGTTTCACCACGGGTTTGTGGGCGCAGCAGGACGCCGCGCAGATGGTGCGGGACCTGCTGCGTAAGAACGCTGATGATCCGAAGATGATTGTCGCCCACATGCCCGATAAATGGCATCGGGGTAAGCCTGCTGTGATTGTCGTCGAGTCTGATGGGGTGTCCCGCACGAGCCGTGGTTTCACAAAGGAAATCGTGCGGATCCGTGTGCAGGCGAAAGATGGGCCTGCGGCTAGGAAGCTGATCACCCTGGTTGATGCTTTCTTGACTACTCCCTCACCCCAAAGGTTCAACATAGCTATTCGTCCTGCGACGGGGATTATCGCAGGCCCTGACTCCCGTATCGGGGGTTGGTATGCATCCGCCACCTACACGGTGGTTTCTAATAGAAAGGTGATTTAGATGCCCAAAGTGGTACGTAATCCTGATAACATCCTGCCCCTGACTGACATGCAGGTGTTTGCTAGCTTTGCTGATGATCCGAAGATCGGCAAGGATGGTGTGTTCCCTGCTGAGTGGGATTCCATCGGCATGCTCAACGATGGTACGGAGATGGAGCTGAACCGCACCATTGATAAGAACAAGATCAAGGGCATTGGCTTCGGTGTTGTCGCTGTGACCACCAAGGCCGGTGAGCTGACTGGTTCGTGTGAGTCCCTGGAGTTCAACGAGACTCTGGAGAAGATCGCATGGCCGGAAACCTTCATGGACGGCGATGTGAAGATTCGCCGCCACTCCAGTACCCCGGCGCGCTGCCATGTGGCGTTTGTTGAGGAGAAGCAGAACGGTGATTTCCTGATCCGCGCTACCCGCGTGAAGGCTATCGCCACCATGGAAAACCTCAACGTGTCCGAAGACCCGACCGGTAAGAAAGTCGATTTCGACTTCCAGTCGGATAAAGACAAGTTCGTCTTCGACGAGTACCTGGTCAAGCGCGATGGATTGGAGAAGGTTGTGGATCCCCGTCAGATTCGGTTTGTGGATGCTGGTGTGGCTAAGGCTGATCAGTATTCTGCTACTGCGCAGCCTGCGCCTGGTGGTCAGCCTGCTAACCCGGCCCCTGGTGGTAATCCGGCCCAGCCTCCGGCACCGAACCCCGGTCCGGCTAATCCGGCTCCGGTGACCCCTGGCCCTGGTACGCCTGGTGGTCAGCCCGCGACCCCGCAGCCCCCGGCAGCGGCCACGGTTGAGGTGAAGAAGAAGATCGACCTTCCCGACGACGCCACCGGCGGCACATGGTCCCTGACGGTTGGTTCTGAAACCATCCGTGACCTGGCGTTCAACGTCACCCCGACCACGCTCCGCAGCAAGCTGCAGGCCGTGTCTGGTCTTGATGATGTGATTGTTCAGCGCTCCGGTGCTAGCGATTTCACCATTGAGTTCACGGCGGCTAGTGCTTTGGCTGTCACGGCTGATGGTTCCGGTCTGACCGGTGCTGCGTCTAACACCATCACGGTTACCGACGCCGCCTAATTGAGGGGTTTGCCCCTTGCCTGACCCCCACCCCTGAATCATGCGGGTGGGGGTTGTTTGGTCCGCCACCAAACACTAGGAGAAAACATGGAATATCGAGACGGAGATCCGAGGACCCCCGTGAGTGCAGAGAATCTGAACCGCACAGAGAAGAAACTTAAAGTCCTGTCAGCCAGTGTGGATGACATGACTACGACGATGACGGAAATCGACCAGCGTCTTTCCCAGTCGGAAACAAAAATTAATACCGCTATTCAGCGGATCACGGAAGCGAACCCCGGAGTTGATCAGGAAACCCTGAAACGTCTGATCAAGGACGAGTTGGCGGCGCTTCCGCCGGGTGAGAAGCCGGAAGCCACTGATGTTGATCGTCTGATTGATGAGAAGCTGCAGGCTGCTGTGGCGAAACTCCCAGCCGCCCAGCCGGTTGGTGAGGCTGAGATCAGTAAGGCTGTCACCCAGTACATGACAGACCACCCTGTGCCTGCTGCGCAGGAGGCCGAGCTGTCCCCGTTCCGGTGGTTCAATCCGGGTAAGCGTTACTGGTGCCCTGTAACCTACTGGTGGGCTGATCAGCGTCAACCCGGTTCCAAGTGGGATTACATCTTCGGCAATCTCGACATCATCGGGTTTGTCATTATCAACCCCCGAAGCGGATTCGGCGACAAGGTGGAGCCTGACTTCACCGACCTAACGTCCGAGCTTAAGAAGAAGAACGTCCCCGGTGTTGGCTACGTCCGTACCATCAAGGGCACACGCTCCACTGATGAGGTTTTGGCGGAAATCCGCAAGTACCAGGAAGCCTACCACTTGGAGGGTGTCTTCCTCGACGAAATGATCAACGGCTGGTCCGAGGCTGAGGCCGCTCTGATTTCCCAGTACAAGAAGCTGTACCAGGACATCAAGGCCGAGTTCGGCAAGGGCTTCCTGGTTGTGGGCAACCCCGGCACCAATACTAAGCCGGAGATGCTGGAGTGCGCGGACATTCTCATGTCGTTTGAGAAGAAAGCCTCCCAGTACCTGAATGACACTGATGCCCCAGTCACCCCGGATCACTACCGCGCGGAGTCCCCGCTGCGTTTCGTCCACGCGATCCACAACCTGGAATCCACGGACCAGCTGCGCCAGGTGCTGGAGAAGGCCGAAAAGAGCAACGTTGCTTTCTTCTACGCGACCGACGACACCTTTAGCGGGATTGAGGGCAGCGAGAACGAGAACAACAACCCGTGGGATTCCGTACCAGGTGAGCAGTACCGTGGGCCTCAGTGGCGTTGGTGCCGCCGCCAACAGGACACCGCACCTGCTGCGCCTGTGCCGCAGGTGACCCTGGTCAGCGACGCTGGCGCCGCATACGTCACCGACAGTCGATTTGGTGAAATCACTGGTGGTGACATCACCGCTAACCTGCAGGCCGCGATCAATGATCCGCAGGTGAAGGTCATCAAGATTCCCTCCGGTGAGTTCCGCATCAAGCATGTGAATGTGGACAAGCTGGCTGGTAAGCGTCTTGAGGGCGCTGGCCGTGACGTCACGAAGCTGGCGTTTGATAAGACGGCTACGAACGTCCCGTTCCTCGCAACCAGTGGTGGTAAGCTCACCCGGGCCACGTTCCACGGCTTCACCCTGGACATGGGCTGGCAAAAAGGGGATACGATCCGCCACGGCATTCAGCTGTCGAACGCCCCGTTCATCACCTTTGATGGGCTGCGCATCCTGAACTCCGGCGGTGCTGGAATTCTGCTGCAGTCCCTGGGGAAGAAGACTGATGCTGATTCCACCGGCGGCGTGTTCGATGATATTCAGATGGACGGCATCGGCCTGTCTGACCGCACCACCGACCACGGTATTCGCCTTGTGGGTAATGCTGGTAACGCGTCGATCCGTAACCTGGACTTCCGCAACATCAAGGGCGGTATGGGTGTTGGTGGCGTGGACGATGTGGACCTGAAAAAGGGCCCGTCGAACATCACCATTGAGTCGAGCTTTATCCGCATGGCGGAGGGCACGACTGGGTTCGAGCCGATTGGGTTCACTAAGGGATGCAGCGACATTATTGTTCGCGGTAATCACTTGTGGTCCTTCGACAACGGCACCTCACTGTCGGGTGCGCGCTGTAAGTTCGATAACAACATCGTCTACCAGGCATGGAACTTTGGTGTCAGCTTGGGTGCTGACGATGCGGACTTTGAAGCCACCGTCGGTTCCACTGTCACGAACAACACCTTCATGGATGTCGCTTTGCAGAACGAAACCCGCGATGCCGCCAAACCGGTTGAATACGCGATTGTGCGGTTGGCGAAGCCACGCCGCTGCGTCATCAGCGGTAACACCTACATTGGTCGCCCGAAGCTGCCCGCGTATTTCGTGAAGATCGTGGGAAATAACTTCGGCTTCAATGACATCACCGGCAATGCCGTCTCGAAGTCCGATTTCTCCCGTGTCCCGGTGAACAACACCGTCGCCACGGATAAGGTTCAGGAATTCCTGGACGACCAGGCACCTGCAGCCGCTGCCGCTGGTACTCCTGGTCAGCCGCAACAGTAAACATCATGGCCCTGCGCATTTTTGGCGGACCGGCGCAGGGCCACCCCGAATGGTCCGCCAAATGCATTCTTCAATCCAAACAACTCAATTGAAAGGGGTCCGCCATGGCCACCGAAAAAAATGCAAGTCCCGTCGAGAATGAGGCCCTGGGCATCGAAACCGTCGATGTGACAGTGAATGTGACCGTCCGAGGAGTGGGCGGCAAGGTCGAAAACAAGGACGTCACCCTGAAAGACATCCCCGTCAATCTTCTCGACGCCAACTTTGAGGTGTCCGAATACTTCGACGAAGGCAAAAACGTCAAGGCATTCATCGCCCTGATAGGTGAGCAGAACCGCGCCATTCTGAAAGCCAACGGCGTGACCATCCGCGACTTCAACAAGTTCATGGAAGCATGGAAAGAGGCTGCGGGCCTGGGGGAAGACTAAATCTACTGCCCCTGATCAAGAAACATGAGGAGGCTGTAGAGCTTGACCTCATGGATCGGGGGATCGACTACCGTGACCGCTATCGGCCTGGTGGCGGGGAGTCGAAATTGACGCTTCGGCGTCTGCTGCTGATCGTGGATGATTTGCCGTTGATGGGGTCGCGCTTCGGCGCGGCCCGCATCGACATGGACTACTACACCACCGACCAGCGGCTACTCATGGATGTTTTCCATGCGTTCTCTGGTGAACCGCACCCGTACAAGGATTTGCGGGAGCGCAGGTTGAAAGAGGCGGCGCAGGAAAAACGCCGGCGAAAAGTCTTGGAAGCATCACGAATGCGGAAGAGGATTCTCAAGCAGAGAGGCAGGTAGAACATGGTCGCGGTCGGGTACGCTTCGTTGCCGATTACCCCATCATTGCGGGGTGTACAGTCCGCGATTAACTCTGCCCTCAAAGGCCCCCTGGATTCCGCGTCTAAGCAGGCGGCTTCCATCATGGAGAAGAACCTCACTGATGGGGCTAACGCTGCTGCTGATGCGGTGGTCAAGGCCCGCAAGCGTGAGGAATACGCCACCCGCGAGGTCATCGACGCTGAGAAAGCCCTGCTCGCGCAGAAGGAAAAGACCAAGCAGGCCACTGAGGCTATCGAGATTGCGGAGAAGAAACTGCAGTCCGTGCGGTCCGCTGGCGACGCGCAGGTAGCGAAGGCTGAGGCTGACCTGGCTAAACTCCGTGATAGCGGTAAGGCTAGTGTGGAGCAGCTGGAAGCGGCGGAGAAGAAGCTGCAGGCTGTGCGGGAAAAAGTAGACGCTAATGTGTCGTCTGCTGAGCTTAATGTGTCGAAGGCGCGGGAGAAGTCGCGCCTGGCGAATGAGGCTTTAGGGAAGTCCGAAGAGAGTCTTGCGTACAGGAAGACTAAGGCGCAGGAGGCTTCGGAGAATGTCATCGCCGCGACTAAGCGGATGGATGATGCGCAGAGCGCGGCTTCTAAATCGTCGTTGACGTGGGGTAATTCCCTTGATGGGGCATCGGTTAAGGCCGGGGGGTTTGGTAAGGCTATTGCTGGCACCCTTGGCACGGTCACCAAATTTGCGGGTGTCATGGCCGCTGGTGTGGGTATCGCTGGTGGTGGCGCGTTCTTTGGTGACGCGATCACTAAGGGCCGTGAGTTGTCGCAGGTCATGGGTGAACTGCAGGCAGTCACCGGCTCGACTGGTGATGTGATGTCGCGTGTGTCTCAGCGCGCCAAGGACTTGGGTAATGATGAAACCCTGGCTGGCACTAGTGCCGCGTCTGCTACTGATGCGATGTTGGCTTTGGCTAAGGGTGGTTTGTCGGTTGACCAGGCAATGGATGCGGCCAAGGGGTCGATCCAATTGGCGGGTGCCGCGCAGATTGATGCGGGGCAGGCTGCTGATATTCAGGTCGCGGCGTTGAATAGTTTCCATCTTGCCGCTGGTGACGCGGCCAGGGTGGCGGATGTGTTGACGAACGCTGCGAACAACTCCGCCACGGGTGTGGCTGAGCTTGCGGAGTCGCTTAAGTACGCGGCTCCGACTGCTTCGACTTTGGGGATTGGGCTTGAGGATACCTCGGCTATGCTGGGAATTTTCGCCAACCAGGGTATCAAGGGGTCTGAGGCTGGTACCGCGATGCGCTCGGCCTTGCTGTCTTTGACGTCGCCGTCGAAGGAGGGGGCTAAGGCCCTCGACCAGATGGGCATCAAGGCTTTTGATGCTGAGGGCAAGTTCGTGGGGTTGCGGGCGATCAGTGACCAGCTGGCGTCCGCGCAGGACCGCATGGGCGAGAGTGCGTTTACCGCGGCTGCTGCGACCGCGTTTGGGCGTGAGGCCGTGTCGTTTGCGACGGTCGCGGCGCATGGTGGCGCGGAGGCATTCGACCAGATGCGCGCCTCTCTCGACCGGCAAGGCTCCGCTGGTGAAACAGCCGGGGCGAAGCTTGCAGGTCTTAACGGGGCGATGGACCGTATCGGCAACGCCGCCGATGACTTCAAGCTAAGGCTCTATGAGCTGGCGGAACCCACGCTAACGGCGTGGGCTGATCGTTTGGCGCAGGGTATTCAGTGGATTGGTGAACGCATTCCCGCCGTGGTGGGCGCGTTTACCAGCATGAAGACCTGGATTGAGCAGAACAAGATCGTCGTTGATGGTCTTGTCGTGACGATCGGTGCGCTGACGGCTGGGATGATCGCGTTCAACCTGCAGCAGTCGATTACGGCTGCTGGTGGGTTGTTGGCGTTTTTCCGTGAACTAACCATCGTTCAGAAGGTGGCGACTGCGACACAGTGGCTGTTCAACGCTGCCCTGTGGGCCAGCCCTATCACCTGGATTGTCGCGGGCATCGCCGCGGTTGTTGGTGCCCTGACCCTGTTTTTCACGAAGACTGAGACGGGTAGGGAAATCTGGGGGAACTTTGTTGGTTTCCTCGGTGAAACCCTGGATAGGGTCAAGCAGCTGTTCGGCACCCTTAAGGATGCTTTCGGTGAGGTCTTCACTGCTTTCCAGGGCGGGGACGCTGGCTATGGTGCCCTTGAATCCCTGTTCGGGTCGGAGACGGCGCAGCGGGTTGTTGATTTCGCTGACCGTCTGGGTGTGGCGTTCCAGAACATCAAGGTCGCGTGGGGTGAACTCACGGCGGCGTTCCAGGGCGATGATGCTGGATATGGTGGCTTGGCGGCTTTGTTTGGTGATGAGGCTGCGCAGGGCATCGTTAATGCGTTCGATGCTATGGGTCGTGCGATGGAGTGGGTGCGCGGCATTGTCGTGGACTCGTTGTCTGGTGCGTTGTCGTCCTTGTGGGAGACTGTCAAGACTCTGACCTTTACTTTGGTGGACTTGTCGGTAAGTCTCGGCGGGGCGGTGTGGAATTCTTTGCAGGGCCTGTGGAATTTGCTGCAGGGCCTGTGGAATTTGCTTGAGCCTGTGCTGTTGCCTGTGCTTAAGGCCCTGGGTTTCGTCATTGGCGGCACCATTGTCGTCGCGGTTGTCGCGGCGGTGAAGGTGTTCGAGGGCCTGGCCTGGGTGCTGCAGCAGGCAACCAATGTGCTGTCGTGGATTGTGACCAACGGGTTCATTCCCTTGGTTAACATTCTGGGCCTTGTGGTCGAGTGGGTTGGTACCCGCTTGGGTGATGCCATTAACGCCGGTATCGGCTTTTTGGGTGTGGCGTGGAACGCCATGGCCACGGGCATTCAGTGGGCGTGGGACAACATCATTCTGCCTGCGTGGTCCGCGATGGACTATTTCGCCCGTGTCACGTTGGCGACCATCGGCACGCTCGTGCTGGCGCCGTTGCTGATTGCCTGGAATCTGCTTTCCAGTGGTATTCAGTGGGCGTGGGATAACCTGATTCGCCCGACGTGGGATGCCATGAACGCGGGCATCAACGTGCTGTGGAATGCTGTTCTGTTGCCGATCTTTAACTGGATTGGTGGCGCGTGGAGCGCAATGGCTACTGTGGTCCGTCTTGGTTGGGACACGGTTATTAAGCCTGCGTGGGATGCGTTGGCGGCTGGTGCTAACTGGCTGTGGGGCGCGGTGTTGAATGTCGTATTCAACTGGATTCACAGTAAGTGGACAGAGATGTCCAACCTTATCCGGTGGGCGTATGACACGATCATCAAGCCCGCGTGGGATGCGGTAGCAGCCAGTATTAACTGGCTGTGGAACAACGTGTTCAACCCCATTGTTGGGTTCATGAAGGACGCGTGGAACGGCTGGGGCATCATCATCCGGTGGGTTTACGACAATGTTGTGAAGCCTACGTGGGATGCTGTGGCCGGTGCCCTGAATTGGCTGTGGAGCAACGTCACTTTGCCGATCCTCACATGGATGGGTGATAAGTGGAATGAGATGGGCAACGGCATTAAATGGGTTGCTGATAACGTTGTTCACCCTGTGTTTGATGGGTTGCGTGGCGGTCTTGATCGTCTGCGTGGCTGGTTCCACGACACTGTGGAAAACATCGGCAAAATCTGGGGTTGGCTCAAAGAAAAGACAGCTGCCCCTGTCCGATTTGTTGTTGACACTGTTTACAACAACGGCATTCGTAAGGCATGGAATGCTGTCTCAAAACTGGTTGGATTGGACGAACTGCCAGAACACAAGGCAGGATTCGCCACCGGCGGTATCCTGCCCGGCTATACCCCTGGCCGCGATGTCTACACGTTCGTTGAACCACGAACAGGAATGACGCTGGGCCTATCTGGTGGTGAGCCAGTGCTTCGCCCAGAGGCTGGACGTGTCCTCGGCTCAGACTGGGTTGACGGCATCAATGCTGCTGCTCGCATGGGCGGCACGACTGGCGTGAAACGTTACCTCGGAGTAGGTTCCGGCGGGCACGGTCACCACCATGATGCAGCCTTTGCAAGTGGCGGCGTGATCGGATCGATCACCAATATTGTGCGGGAAAAATTCCCAGGTATGACCATCACATCCACGTATCGTGCTGGCGACTCTGGCTATCACGGGCGTGGTATGGCAGTGGACTTCTCTGATGGATTTGACACCACTCCTGGGATGCAGGCTGCAGCGAAGTACTTCTTCGACAATTACGCTGTGGAGTTAGCTGAGCTGATCCACTATCCGTTGCGCGGGTGGCAAAACATAAAGCACGGGCGCCCATTGAATTACCCGGCAGGAACCAACGCGGAGCATCGCAACCACGTCCACGTTGCTTCCGAGCACCCACTCGCTGGCGGTGGTGGCCGTGGCGGCATTCTTGGTGTCTTTGACGGTGTGGTTGGTTTTATTGGTGACCAGGTGAAGAAGGCATGGGATGACGTTATTGACCCGATCAAGAAGTCAATCCCGAATTTCCCTGGCATTGTCGGGCAACTTCCGATCAAAGCCCTGGAAACAATGGCTAATAAAGCCTGGGAGTTCATCTCGTCGAAGATCCCATTTGGCTCTGATGCTGGCGCGTACCAAGGTGCTGTCGGGGCTGGCGTGGAGCAGTGGCGCCCGCTGGTCGAGAAGGTGCTGAAAGCCAAGGGGCTACCCTTGACTTTGACCGATACGACTTTGCGCCGCATGAACCAGGAATCTGGCGGCAATCCTCGTGCTATCAATCTCTGGGATTCCAACGCCGCTAAGGGCACACCGTCGAAGGGTTTGATGCAGACCATTGACACCACATTCCAGGCGAACAAGGATCCCGGATACGACGACATCTGGGATCCGGAGTCTAACATCCGTGCATCCATCAACTACACTCTGCGCACGTATGGTTCATTGCCTGCTGGCTATAACCGTGCAGGCGGCTATGCCACGGGTGGTTTCCTCCCTGATTTTGGTAGGTTCCACCTGTATGACCAGGGTGGTTTCATCCCGCACGGTGGCCTGGGGTTGAACCTGTCCGGTCGCCCCGAACCAGTCCTCACTGCACCACAGTGGGACAACATCGGGCAGCTCGTCGGACAAATGGGCAACCTCATACCAGTGCTCGACAAGCTCGCAACCAGCATCGGACTGGCACCAGTCAGCCCAGCTATCGACGCGATCAACACCGGAATCGCCCAAGTCAACGCGGAAATCGCCAGAGTCAACGACAACATCATGCACTCCGTCGATGTCGCAAACCGCATGATCGGCGGCGACCTCCGCGCCGGACTCACCCTCGGGGCAGGCATGGTGGACACCACCAAAGAAGTGGTTGATGCCGAAAACGCCCTGAAGGAGGCCCGCAAGCAGGCTACGGAAAACTCCGAGTCCACCGTGGACCTGGAGAAGAAGCTAGCCGATGCCCGCGAGGAACTAGCCAAAGCCGAGAAAGAAGGCGGCGGCCTATCCACCGCGCAACGCAGGAAACTGCAGGACGCAGAGGAAGCCCTCGCAGCGGCCCGCCAGTCCGGCAACCCAAGTAAGATCGCCTCAGCCGAGAAACGCCTGGCAAGGGTGCGTGAAGACAACGCGGCGGCCTTGGAGAAATCCGAGAACAAAAACGCCAAGAACGTCAAAAACGCCCTGAACAAGGTGGAGCAGGCCGAAGACAAACTAGCCGATGCCCGCGAGAAAGGCGCCACACAGGCCCAGAAAATCGCGGACGCAGAGGCAAAGGTCATTAAGGCCCGCATCGAGGCTGTGGGTGGGATCGTCACCCACACGATTGAGGGGTTGCAGCTTGCTGCTGCGTCGATGTCGAAGTTCTTTGCCACGATTGCTGACATTCAGCAGGCCGTGGAGAAGACCCGCACGGAGACGCAGAAGCTCAGGTTGAGCCTGGCCACGGACACGCTTGCCATGTTCAAGGCCCAGTTCGAGGCCCGCAACGCGGAGTGGGAGATGTCCCGCACCCGCTTGCAGGGCACGGTTGATGTGGCTAGGGCTGAGGGCAAGCTCGCCGAGGAGCGGGCAAAGCAAGCCCTCGCCGGTGAGACCGGTGTCAACGCCCTGGGTAGGGCGATGGACCGGTTCCGTGAGACCGGTGTGTTCTCCATCGAGCGCATGTCCGAGTCTGTGCTTAAGCGCACCAGCGACATCGCCGCGGCGGAATGGAACGTGGCTGAAACCCGCGCGAAGGCCGCACTCGACCAGGAGAAGGCAGCCCTGAATCAGGCGCAGGCCGCACTGGCAGCGCAGGAAGCCGCACTGCAGCACGCCTACACTGCGCAGATGCTGCAATTGTCGGTGGCTAAGCTCACTGACCAGGCGAAATCCTTCTACGGTCTCACTGAGTCTCAGGCCAGTGGCGCTAAGCGAGGTATCGCCGGTATAGGTGGTTTGCTTGGCGGCATCCTGAAACTTGTCGGTGGTGGTGTTGGTGTGGCCGCGTCCCTTGCGACCGGCAACATCCCCGGTGCTGTCCTGGCCGGTGCCACCGCCCTTGGTGGGTTGACTGAGGGCATCGCAGGTGTGCGTGACATCTTCCTCAACAAGAAGGAGATCGGCGACGCCTGGAAAGCCATGGACTGGAAAGGCAAACTCGCGATGCTTCTTGGCGTCGGCGGGTCCGCTGCGATCACCGCGGCGGGTGCTGTTGGTGCGGTCCAGGGCGGAGGCCCTGAGTTGGCTTCCGCGACGGCGAAGCTTTCCGAGCAGTGGAACAACGCCACGTGGGGGAGCTTCACGGAGTGGAAGAAAGCCCAGGCTGACAAGCTGACGGAAGGCCACGCGAACAAAACCGACCTGCTCCAGAAGGAGTTTGAGGCCCGCAAGGCGCAGATTGAGCTGGAGAAATCCGCCCTGAATCTGGAGTCGCTGCGTAAGACTCAGGCTCTGCAGCAGGCGCAGGAGTTCGCGAAGCTGCAGCAGGAGATCGCGAAAGCCTCGACGAAGGCTGAGGCCATGGCGTTGAACGCCCTGGCTGAGGACATTAAGTCGAAGCAGGAGAAGGCCCTCGAACACGACACCAAGCAGGAAGACTACCTACGTGATCTTCTTGCTGGTGTTGACAAGGTTGTGGAGGAGCGTTCCCGACGGTCGGGTGCTGCTGGCAACAAGGGTCTGAATGTGACGATCAACATGCCTGCTGGCAAGACTGCTTGGTCTACGGATGAGGTTAAGGCGCTGATCGATAAGATCAACGGCCTTGAGGACAGCATCAACATCAAGCTTGCTGAGCTTGAGGGGACTTCGGTTCCTGGTGCTGATTTCGCCGATGCGCATAGGTAGGAGGGGTGATGGATATTGTGTATGAATCGCCTTTTGGTGATGCGTGGCCTTTGGCCGCAGGTCACCGGGGGGTGTTCATCAAGGAGAATTCTTTGGATGACCTGTGTGGTGATTCAGAGGATGTGTCCACGTCCCCTACTGGCGCACCTGGCCAGCAGTTTGACGGCCTGAATGTCAAGGCCATGACCGGGACTTTAGGGTGCTGGGTGCAGGAATGGGAGGGCGACAGCCTGGATGAGGTTTCAGCCAATTTCAGGTCGTCGTGGTCCAGGACTCAGCCCGGCACCCTGCGGGCCGTGTCGCACACTTTGGGTGGTGTGTTTACGCAGGTGCGACTAGCTAAGTCAATGCCGCCACTCCCGATTGATTTGCGGGAGGTTGACGGCTACGACCTGCAATTCAGCGTGATAGCTGATTCGGGTGTGTGGTGGATGAACCCACTAACCGGCACCGGGACCGTCACAGTGACAAACCCCGGTGACGTGCCCGTATATCCGCGTATCAGGTGGAAGGGTGCTGGAGGAAAAGTCACATTGCCGTCCGGCGCGTCCTTCACCCTCCCAGCTGCGCAGGAGTCCCGCATAGTGTCCCTGGACAACGCGGATTCCTGCGCAGTGGTGGATGAGAAGGGTGTGCTTGATCGTGCCCTGTGGCGCCAGCTGCACCCCACGGTGATGCCGGAGGGCATTCCGGTGGGGCAGTCACGCACCTACACCCTGCCTGATGGGGCGGAATTGCTGTGGAATATTGGTGTCTTTGACCCCTGGAAGTAAAGGAGACTGGCTTGACTTTCGATTGGGAGAACCACCGCAAACACCGCGAACAGGTTAAGAATGACACTGGGCAGTGGATCGGGTTGGCTGATGAAAACTGGGAGCCGATCATGGACCTGCCCCCGGTGATCGAAATGACGTGCCCGGCGGCGTCGAACGCGAAAGCCTCCGCGAAAATCATCATCAGCACCCGCGTTAACGGGGGCCATATTTCCCCGATTGTGGATGAGCTGATCGCGGAAAACCTCACCGACACCGACAGCGAAGGCCGCCTACTGGTGGCGTTCCAGAAGAACCGGTTCATCATCATTGAGCGCAACGGGTTTCGACGCCGCTGCATCCGCATCACCCACGCCATAGCGCGGGGGCAGGAAATGCCCACCACGATTGAGGTGCACGGCGTGGATGAGATGGACGTGTGGGAATCAATTCCGTGCCCATCTGCCCCGTCCTACTGGACAGCGACACGGAAGATGATCGACCGGGACTGGGCACAGAAATGGTCAAAGCCGTATCAAATGGCGGAGATCAAGCTAGCGGCGGTGGCTGACGGATTTACGGTGTCTGGTCCGGCTGAGTCCACGATCCGCAAGCTGGTTGTTGATTCCCTGGCCGCGTTTTGGCGGGTCACTGGCATCACGGATGAGCCGGTGGTGGTGGACCTGGAGCCCCTGAAGGATCGTGAGTCTCCGCATGTGTTGATCCGACCGGAGGATGGTTCGCTGCTGGACACGGTGAAGGATGCGGCAAAAAACGCCGGCGTCTTACTCAGTTGTCATTTGTGGTGGCCTGGGGACATTACCCCGGTTGGGCACCCTAACCTTGCCCAGCCTTGTTATGTGCTGGGCGTGAAGCAAAGAACGGCGGTGTAGTGATGGGGCGTGTGCAGCTGGTGGCTGATGGTGGCGAAATGACCATTGGCCGCGCCTACGTCCGCTTCGTGTACGGGGCGTGGGATGTGAAGCTTCCTGATGGTGACCAGCAGGGGCAGCGCGACGAACGCATCACGGATGGGTACTTTCACGTCCCCGAACAACCCCGCCGGGGCAGGAGTGACTTTGCGTGCGTGAGGGCGGATGCGACGGTGGACGCCACGGACGGGCTGCTCAAAGGCCGGTCAAACGTGGAGGAGAACCTTAAAAAAGCCTACTCACGCGCTGGCGGTGACGTGTTCTTTGAGCGTGACATCACCAACGCCGGGCTGGGCCTGTACGTGCCTGGCATGGATTTCAACGAGGGCGACGTCGTGGATGTGCGCCTGTGGGGTAAACGGATCGGTATGCCTGTATCCAGCATTGAGATGACCACCAGCCGTGCCCACCACCTGGGGTGGAAAGTCCACGTCGGTGGCGGACTCATTGCTGATCATGATGCCCTGGATCAGAAGAACCGGTCGATCATGTCAGCGCTGGCCACCGAACGCCGCAAGAACCAGAAGAGCGCGAGCAAGGTGTCCCGCGAGTCTTCACACGCAGTGTCCACAGCGACGCGGGCTAAGGAAGATTCCGCGCGGTCGCTAACAAAGGTGGAGCAGGCGATCAAGACCGCGAAGGACGCTGACCTGAACTCCGTGGAGGGCAGGAAGGTTGCTATCGCCGCGAACACGCAGGCACTTGAGGCAATGGAGATTTCCAACAATGCTCAGAGTGAGGCGATCCGCGCGGTGCAGGCGACCGCTGAGAATGCTCAGGCATTGGCGCGTATGAACCGGATGTTGATTGAGCAGAACACGAAGCTGATTAACCTGGTTCATCAGAATGCTACGCAGATGTTGTTCTGTGACCGTGGTCAGAATGAGACTGACCAGTATCTGACGTTGGATAATACGCAGGGGGCTGTGACCCGGTGGATCGCTAAGGGCGATTGGGAGGGTGAGGTAGCGGTCTTCATAACCTACGCTGCTCACCCGACCATCGTGCGCTGGTACCCGGTGTCGCGTGGTCTGCCCAGAAGCTGGGAGTTCAACGACAAGCTGGGCATCACAAGGTCAGTGCAGAACGCCCTGGCCATGTACAAGGTTCGGAAAGACAATGGGGAGGCTTGATCAAGGTGCCTAGAATAAGCGGCAAATTAATCACAGTGACTAAAACCCCATCAACGGTGAGGGAAATCTGGGTGAGGGCCAACAAACCCCGCCCCGGGCAAGGCGGCATCATCACTTCCGAACCCGTCAGAATCACCCCCACCCCCGACGGACGAATAGAATTCGACGCCGAACCCGGCCCAGCAACCCTAGTCCTAGTCCACCAGTCAAACCGCCGCGGCTTCGAGACCTCCCACACCGAGGCAATGGCGCTCAGCATCGGTGACGATACATCCCTGGAATCTGCGCTGCTCGCTGGGCAGACGGTGGGGGAGGTGCACGAGGCTGAGATTTACCGCGTGAGTGCGGAGATCAGGGACATGCTGGTGGAGTCCCGCACGCTTAGGCGTGAGACTGGGGATGATCGTGCGGATGCTGGGCGTTCCCGCGACGCGGCCAAGGCGTCTCAGGATGCGGCGAAGTCGTCTCAGGACGCGGCGGCGGGGTCACAGCGCGCCGCTAAATCGTCGCAGGACGCGGCGAAGTCGTCTCAGGACGCGGCGGCGGGGTCACAGCGCGCCGCTAAATCGTCGCAGGACGCGGCGAAGCAGTCGGAGGATTCCGCACGGGCGTCGTCGAAGTCTGCTGGTGAATCAGCCGCCCTTGCTGGTGGGCACCGCGAGGCAGCACGCTTTAGTGAACAAGCTGCGAAGCAGTCTCAGGATGCGGCGAAGAAATCACAGGATGCTGCAGCGTCAAGCGCGGCTGAGGCTTCCCGCGTGGTCGTCGAAAAGCTCCCCAACGCAGGCGTTCTGCTCAGGCATTTAGCGCCAGAGGTGCAGGCGGAGTTCGCCCGCATCGCTAAGCAGCACATGGATAAGATCATCGATGGTGCTACGCAGAATTACGACACTTTGAAGGAGCTTGAGGCGCATCTGAAAAGCGGTGCGACTGAGGCTGCTGCGTTGGTGTCGCAAATGGCGACGAAGCTCAGCAAAGACGAAGCATCGAAAACCTATGCGACCATCGCGCAGCTGAACGGCAAAGCAAACGCCCAGCACACACACCGGTTGACTGATGTTGGTGGATTGCAGGACGCGCTGAACGGGAAGGTCTCAACGTCCGACGCGCGCTTGTCTGACGCACGCCAGCCCACGGCACACACGCATGTGTCCACGGATATTTCCGACGCTGTTTTTAACGCCAGTGGTCTGGCTGCGAACGCGAACCGGGTACTGAAAACCGACGGTGAGGGGTACATCAATGTTGCTTGGCCCATCAAGCCCACACATGCAACACCAAAACATTACGTGGACCCGGTTCTGGTGTCCTATGACCAGAACGAAAACGGGTTGCGGTGGGCGCGACGTGGCCAGTGGTGCAGCGTCTCAACCAGCGCCAACACAGTGACGGTCAACCAGATCAAAAACACCCGCGCCCCGTCATGGGCAATGCCACTTTTCGACGTGCGGGCAGCATGCGCCTGGTCAAAGGACAAGAACACAACAAACGCGTGGGTGTCACTCTCCCGAAACGGGCAGATGGACTGCTGGTCAGACTGGATCACCGGCAACGAAATGACCTACGAATTCACACTAACTTACCTAGCTCAATAAGAATTGGAGTGATTGCATGGCGACAATGCCAGTAGAAGAAGGCTTCTACATCACAAGCCCGTTCGGGCAGCGCAGCGGCGAATACGCCGGTATGCACTGGGGCACAGACTTCGGCCACGACGGCGGCTCAGGAGGATACCCAATATTCGCCACCAAGGACGGCACCGTACAGTACGCAGGCCCAGCTTCTGGGTTTGGGCAGTGGGTCACCATTGACCACCCGTCCGAGAATGGTGGCGGCTACTCAGTGTACGGGCATGTGATCCCCGAAGTTTCGCCCGGCCAGCCTGTGCACGAGGGCCAGCGCATCGGACGCATCAACCCAGACCCCAACAGCAACGGTGGGGTGGCCCCGCACCTGCACTACGAGTTCCACCGCTACACATGGGCACAACCCGGCGGCGACAGGCTAGACCCCCTAGCCACAGTGCTCAACGGCGCAGCGTGGCCGGGGCAAACACCAGCACCCCGAGAGGAGGCAAGAATGGGAACAATATTCGGAGTTGATGTCTCCGAACACCAGGACGGAATGAGCCTGGTGCAGGCGAAAAACGAGGGAATCGACTTCTGCATCGTCCGCACCACCGACGGTACCTACAAAGATCACTGCTACCGCAGTCACGTAGACGACGCGCGGCAAGCAGGCATGGTACTGGCCGCCTACCACTACCTACGCAACCCCAGCGAGGGCACTAGCATCCGCCAACAGGTAGATGCGTCACTCGAAGTAATGGGTGGCGACCACCGCCTGCCAATGTGGCTTGACTGCGAAACCGACGCGGGCCTGCACCCAGATCACATCCGCGAGTGCAAGCGCCTGTTTGAGGAAGCAGGAATCCGCGTCGTCGGTGTCTACAGCTACATCCCCTGGTGGGAGGGCCGCGTAGTGGGTGGTGAGCCGGACACGCACGAGTTCGGTGCGGTGTGGCTCGCTGCCTACGGGCAGAATCCGACTGGCCCGCCACGGGCGATATACCCCGGCGACCAGGCGGACAAGTGGAACTACCCACTCGGAAACCAGCTGCCAGCTATCTGGCAATACGGCTCAGCCGGGCTTGTCACTGGCCGGGAGGTAGACATCAACGCATTCCGTGGGTCTGTAGAGCAACTACAGGCCCTTTTCTACAGCGGCACCGTGCCGCAGGGAGGAAACTCAATGTCCCTATTCGGGCATGAACAAGTCGCCGCGCTGAACGACGCCAAAGTCGCGGCGCAGGAAGCAAACCGAAAGCTCGACCGCCTCACCGAACTAATGGAGTACGTGGCCGGTCAGCTTGGCCCCTGGCCGCAGTTGGGCCAGAACTCGAAGGGTGAAAACCTCACCCTCGTGGATGGTGTCGCCGCCGCCCGGCGCGACATCGCCAACATTCAACAGCAAATCCAAATCATCTTGAAGGGAAAATAAAATGGCACGCCATAACCTGAATTCCAAGTCCGTGCAGATCATCGAAGAGGCCGCAACGAACCTGCTTGCTGAGCAGCCCTGGTTCGCGCGCCGCAAGAACACCCTGGTCGGTGTGGCTAACTCTGTCCTGCAGATCACCAACATCATTGGGCTGCTGGCTGGTCAGATTCCCGCTGAGGTTGCAGCCGTCATTGCTGTGGTGGTTGGTGTGGCTGAGGTTGTCATTCAGGCTTCCATGAAGGGCAGCATCACTCCGTCGGTTGTGGAGCGTGTGTCTGATGAGGCTGCTGCGATTGATGCGGCTTCTCAGGAGGCACCGCTTCCTCCGTTTGACTCTCACCAGGGGTAAGTCATGTGGTGGTTGGCGGCGCAGGTGCCGCCACCGCAGGTGGCTGAGGCCGTGAGCGTCAGCGAGGTCATTGGCTGGGTGGGTGGCATCGCCACCGCCGTGAGCGTGATTCTTGCCGCATGGACAGCACACCGTAAAGGGCACGCTGATGGGAAGGTGGAGGAGCGCCGCCTGGTGTTGGATGAGTCGCAGCAGATTGTGGATAATCTCACCAAGACCGTGAACGTCATGGAAACCACCCTGAACACGGTGACCGCGCAGCATGACCGGCTTGCCCAGCAGGTGACGGACATGCACACGAAGATCACTAACCAGGACACGCAGATCACTGACCTTACTACCAGGGTTACTGATATTAATCAGCGTCATCGCACCGCCGTGAAGCATATCGCGGCTCGTGAGGAGTGGGCGTCGAGGAAGTGGCCTGGTAAGCGGCCTGATGATTTGCCGGTGATTCCGCAGGTGATTCAGGCTGATATTCGGGAGCTTGCTAAGCAGGCTCGTGAGGACATATGATTAGTTTTGCCCCCATATGAGAGGTTTCCTTTCAACCCTGAGAAGGCCCCCTTGCCAGGCATTGTGCTTGGTGAGGGGGCCTTCTTTTGTTTTAGTAGTTGGTGGTGTCGAGGGTGAAGTTTTTTCCTTGGGTGAGGGCGACTCCGAGGAGTGAGTGCCACCAGCGTTCGGGTGCCCATACGGTTTCGCTGAGTTTTCGGTATCCGATCCATTGGATGTTGACGGTGGTGCCGTCAATTTGATTTACCCAGTGGGCGTGTTGTTCAGCCAGAAAACGCACCGCATTGTGGATGTTGGCTGGTACGGGGTTTTCTCGTTGGTCTACTTCCAGGGTGTAGATGTCGCTGCTTTTGAGGTTGAGGAGTTCTGCGAAGTCGCGTTGGCTCATGCAGAACATTCCCCTGATCAGGCGCAACTGTGTGCCTGTGGTTTCCCCGGGCATGGTGGGGAAGTTGGGGGTGTAGTTTTCCGGCAGGTCGAACGACCACTCAGGAGCATTGATGGTGGGTTCAGCCACGGCGCACCTTCCTGTAAATCTTGCAGATAGTCTGAATCGAATTGCGGATAGTGTCTATACACGAATCGAGTATCATATCCATTTCGCGTGGATAGAGTATCGCAAGCATGGCTAAGTTTGATATAAGAACAGTAAGGATGAGTATATCGCAGTTCATTATTTCTCCATTAGTTTAGCTTTTGTCAGCATTTTATTTATGATCCGCTGGATTTCATCAATATGCCTGTAATTGTAATCAAAGCATATTGAATCTAATTCCTTGTCGAATCGTTCTGCAGCTTCTTCATCGCCCGAACGCCTGGCCTCCACGGACTTCTGGAAGACCACCTGCCTAGGCTTCGACATGCCGTCGTCATAGGTCAATCCCCCCATGATTGGACGATCGATGCAGATGTCGAAACGATGCGGGGCCATTGTGATGCTCACAATGATTTCCACGTCAGTGCAGGTTTCAAGGTCGAAGCGCGTGGCCGTGAAGCGCGCATACCCGCTGTACATCTTTTCCAGCTTCCACCCCAGGTGGAGCGCCACACCGAACGCCCACGACTCGGCGGGGCGTTGCCCGGCGCGGGATTCGATGAAAACATACTCCCCAAGCTGGCGGACATCCACCAAAGTAGGGATGCTGATTCCGTCTGGGATGGGCGCATCAACAACACGCGGGTTGGGGGTTTCACGGCCGGTGGATATGGTGCCCATGCCCCACCCTTCCCTGGTGAACTCTGGTGGCTGGTCAAGCGTCCCTACCGGCATAAGCGTGCCGTTTACCTCAGCAAAGAGATGGAAGTCTCTCGGATCGAATCTAGGCATCAGTGCCCCACTGTGGTTTTGCCGTGTTGTCCAGGAAGTCCTTGCCGCACATGGCATCAATCAGATGCCGCATGGCAGACCATACATGAGTGTCCACGTCGCCATCGTCTTCATCGTCAATACACGATTTGTAGTGCACCCCAATGGCGCTCGTTATCGTCTGCGATGCGATGTCCTGGAGGTCTGCATCAATGGAGGCTGTGATGAATGCCTGTTTCTCGGAGATGTCGAAGTCCAGGGTGATCATTCGCCCGTGAATGTTTTCGACCTCGAATGTGAATCGATTTTCGTCATCGTCGTCGCTGATTGCTACCCACCACGGGCAAATGTCCTGAATGCCAGCGACGACTCCGCGTCCTCCTTCGGCGTGCCGTGCTAGCACTTCGGCTAGTTTGCGGCGTTTTGTTTGGTTGAGCTTGTGCTTAGCCTTGAGTGTGAGCATTACTGTGTCCTTCCAGGAAGCCCCCGCACGGTGGCGGGGGAGGGGGTTTGGTTAGATGAGGTGTTTCACGTCTTCGTAGTTGGGGGTGTAGTACTCGTCGTCCGCATTGGGAATGTCGATGGTGAGGTATTCTGTGCGGGTTTTGCCTGCGAGTAGGTCGGATTTGACGGTTTCCCATTCGGCGTCGAGGCGTTGCTGGGCGGCGTCCATGTAGTCTTCGATGTTGAGTTCTTTGCGGATTTGGCGGGGTGTCATGCCTTTGGTTTCGCCGTCGTGGCGGCGGAGGATGTAGGCGATTGCTTTGGTGTGGAGTTGGAATCCTTTGCGGTTGTTTTCGAGGCTGGTGGGGTTGGTGGTGTCTACTTCGCCGGTTTTGGTGTAGGTGGTCATTGTTCTTGGCCTTTCGGTTGGCTTTCTTGCTTATGGTTTTACTATAACCCACTACGCGACATATGTCTAGTAGGGGGTGGGGTGACACCCCCGCACCTACCCACCCAAAGCAAACGAACGCTGGTGCCCCATCGACACCCTGCCCACCACCTGCGCCACCCACTTAGCGGGCACCCACACCACACCACCCTCATACGGCACCCCATAAAACCCCTCATGACGCACGGTCATACCACCCCGCGCCACAACACGCTCAGCCTCCCACTGCACAGCCGCCCCCAGGAAAGCCACACAATCACACACACGCTGCGACACCCCCACCGCGCCGCGCTCCATCTGCGACACATACCTACGCCCCACCCCCAGACAAGCAGCCAAATCAATCTGAGACAACCCCAAGTAAATGCGCATGCAGCGCAACGACTCACCGTTAATCTCGTCACGACCTGGGGTTTCAGGAAACGCGTTGCGGTGCCCCTCGGGCATCTCGTGCGCCCATTCAAGCGCTGGTGGTGTGTTCTTCATGTTCATTCTCCTTAAGCGATGTGTTCCAGGCGGCTGCCAGCGAATCGAGCGAAATCATAATCCGGTAGCTCCATGAGCTGCATGTGGCGCGGCGGGTCGTTGAGGGTTCCGTCAGCCTCGAAATTGGCGCGCCACCAGCAGAAAAACTGCTCACGGGAATACCCGTGCCAATGCAGGTGATTAGCTATCAACTGCCACATGGGTTCACCGTGGACTTTCATGCGAATGGCGTCCACCAGCTCCCCTGTTTCGAGGTCGTAGATGCGTAGATAGTTGGTGATGAAACTGTTGTTCGGGCGTCCCGGCGCGTCCACGTACGGGTGGTAGGTGAGGTGTGAGCATAGGGCGTATTGGTTGGGCATTGGTTTTCCTTCCGGCTGGTGTTGCGTGTCTGCGTTGTGCAGTCACTGGTGGCGCGCACCCTAGTGAGCAGCATCCAAAACGTACGGTGGGTACGGGGAGTGGGTGCACACCCCAGCGACTACAGAGCGGGGGGCTTGCCCCGCACGGTGGCGGGGGTGGGGTTTAGCTTCGTCCGATGGGGACGGGCGCGCCGTGGGTCTGATAGTTTTCCCAGGCAGTGGCTGCTGCCTCGCGGTAGGTGCGGTGCCCCCACTCAATTGGATAGAGGGTGTTTAGGAGTTTTCCTTGCTGGTGAATTTCGGTTACGGGGTCAATGATGACCCACAATTCAGCTGATTCCATGATGCCGTCTTTTGAGGAATAGCAGGTGTTGCGCTCGATGACTGCGAATGCTTTGCCTTCGTGGATGACTTCCCAGCGTCCTGGCATGACGTGCTTGAAGGTGTAGGGGGTGTTCATTGTTGGTTCCTTAATCCAGGGGCCGAAGCCCCCGTGGTTTGCATGGTGGTTAGTTGTCGAGGTCTTCGGAGTCTAGGGCGCGCATTTCCTCGGTCTTGTCAGCAAGCCACTGCTGCCATTGTTCGCGCCCAAACAAGTCGTCCAGGACGGGCCAATCAGCGGGGTCTGTGCTCGATGCCCATCGTCCCGGGAAGGCCGTCTTTACTGTGGACAGTGAGTCATCAACGACAAGTCGGGCTTTGCGGGTGCCGTCGATGTCGTAATCGACGATGAACTGTGCTTCGTCGTTGTCTTCTTGGGGGAGGCTGGCCCATTCTCCGTAGCAGAGGTCTTGGGTTTTGGGGGTTTCTGTCCAGTTGAGGTCGCTTAGGTTGATGGTGGTCATTGGTTTCGGTCCTTTCGGTTTCGGTGATGGGGGAGCTTGTTTGTTCCCTGTGGTTTTTAATATACACACCTACGCGACATATGTCTAGTAGGGGGTGGCAGGTTCCAGTCTGCCCACCCCCGCCCGCACAGCCCGCCATGCTTTCCCGCAGAATCGCCCGTGCCCGCATTTTGCCCGCAGCAGCACGGGCAGCGCATGTAATCTGTGCAATCCATGCGACAAATCGCCACACATGAAAAGCCCATGACCAGCACAAATAGAAAAACCACAGGTCACAAACTACACTCACAAGCATGTATCGTGTTTTTCACAATGTCGAAAACACGACCCCCCGACCAGCCAAAACAATCACACCGCCCGCAAACCACTACGGGCATCCCGCACATTGCCCGCACCAGCCAGCAACGCCCCCACAACATCCGCCGCACGTTCATCATCCCCAGGCAAAAAGTGCGCATAGGTATCAAGCGTCATCTTCGCCGTCGCATGCCCAAGCCGCGCCTGCACCGTCTTAATCGGCACGCCCTCCCGCAACAACATCGACGCATGGAAGTGCCTGAGCGACTTCGGCGTGACGTTCCCCGACAAGCCAAGGTACTTCCGCAACTGCATCAACGAATAGCTGAGTAGGTGCGCGGTCATCGGCTGACCCGCCCGCGACAAAAACAACCGCTCACGCCCCCCATGCTCCGCCCGATGCTGCTTAAGCATCCCCAACGTCACCTCATCCACAGCAACCACACGACGACCAGAATCACCAGTCTTCAACGCCCGCAACGGATCACTAGGGCGCAGGCCAGCCTGAGCCACCACCGAAATACGGCCCCGATCAAAATCAATCTGGTGCCACGTCAACCCACACACCTCACCAGGGCGCATGCCAGTCGCGGCCATGAGCTGGATCGCCAACCCCACATCCGGCTGCGCCGTCACCCACACCAGCCTCCCATCCGCGCCCTGCTTCCTACGCCCCCCATACGTAGCCGTCTCCACCAACAACCGCACCACCTCCGGGGACGGAACGTCACCCCACGTCACCCCACTAGACGGGCGCGGCACCACCACACCCACAGCCGGATTCTTCGGAATCATCCCATCCGAAACCGCCTGCCCCAACATCGCCCTAAGCTGCGACAACATCGACTTCACCGCCGCACGCCCCAACCCCACACCACCCCGCCAAGGCCGGCCATTTTGCAACACCCCCACCCAATTGCGCACCATCACAATAGTGACCTTCCCCACCGGCACATCCGCGATGTCACCAAGATTCCTCCGCAACTGTCCCCGAATCCGACCAGTACCCGGTGACGGGGCCTGCAACACCCACGCATCACACAACGCCCCCACAGTGTCCCCACCGCGCGCCGGGTCTACCCAATCCCCCCTACGCAGCGCGCCGCGCTGTTCCTCCACCCATGCTTTCGCGTCGCGCTCACGCTCGAAACTCCGGGAATGCTCCCGCCCCGAATGGTCACGAAACCGGCCCACCCAGCGGACACGCCCGTTACGATCCTTGCCAACCTTCGGCCTACGCTGTACACTCATGTTTGCTATCCTTAAATCACTCATGTGTCAAACCCCCAGGAACCCTAGGTTTCTGGGGGCTTTTCGTGTGTGCTACACTAAAATATGCCAGCAAACGGAGAGGCTGGCACCCCTTAAACCCCACCCCTCTATTTATTGTTTGCATGTAACGGGGTGGGGGTTTCTCTATGCCTGGTTCAGGACGCGGGCCTTAGCCGCCGCGAACTCCTCATCAGACAAAGCCCCACCGGCATGCAGCTCAGCAAGCTTCACCAACTGACCAGCAACATCAAGACCCCGAACCGTAGGACCATTGCCCGGGACCGCGACAAACTGTTGCGCATGAAGCCTTGAATTGTCGATAGGCTCACGCATAGTCTCCTGGAAAATCATCGCGTTCTTCACCTTCGTCACCGCTTTGATCTCCGTGTTCGAGGTATGCAGGGTGATCAGCATCATGCCTATGGTCGCGCGGCTGGTTTCTATACTGCTGATCTTTTCGAGTGGGGTGTACTGCGTCTCGATGATCTGGGTGAACCCGGCCACAGTGGACAGGATCACACGTTTATTCGTGCCCACCAGGCGGCCATGCTGTCGCCCTTTGATCGCGTCGGACGCGTAAAGGATGCGCTCACTACTGTCGAGGATTCCCAGGATTTCATAGCGCAAATGGTTGGGGTCGCGTTTGTCGTATGCCCGTGCGTATCCGTGGTCGTCAAAGGGGTGGTAGTGGCTTTTATCCATCATGTCCACGACCGTGGTTGCTAGTGCCAAATTGCGTGGATCGTCTGCCGTGAAGGTCAGTGACCCGGGGGATTCGATGATGAATGCCGTGCGTTTGTCGCGTCCTTTGATGCAGTACGCGCTGTCACTTGTGCGGGTTAGGGTGACTTTTGTTTTTTGGCACGCTTGTTCTATCAGCTGGGTTGTGGTCACAGCATCGTTATTGAGAAGGCCATTCGTTAGGTGATAGGTGCGCTGTATGGGCACGGTGGTTTTCCTTCCAGGTTGGCGGTTTCGTCCCCTGGATTATCCCACATCACCGCTCATAAATGCATGGTTTCGCATGCGGCGCATCATCTCATAGCAAAGCTCCTCATCGCTGATGGTATCGAGGGGGTTGGCATCGTCGATCCATCGTGGGTTGAGGTGTCCGAAGCGGACTAGTTCGGTGATGGGGTTGAGTCCGACGGCTTCGGAGATGGTGATGATGTTTTCTGCGGGGATGTTGTTGCGTGCGATTTGGGATTGGGTGGTGCGCTTGGGGATGTGGGTGAGGGTTTCGATTTCGGCTGGGGTTTTGCACACCGTCTGTGTGATCCATGTGCGTGCGTCCATGTCTCATATTTTGCACCTGTCGCATAGATTCGCGCAAGATTCTGCACTTTTTTTATTGGTGTCTAGCTGCACTTTTATCAAAATCATAAGTGGACTTGCATAAGTGGACTTGCGCAAGTGGAGTTATGCATGCAATGATGAATCCAGCGGCGCAAGGAACTGCACCGCAGAGAACCGAAAGGGATCACATGATCTACTTAGACCCCGCGGCTCTCGACGAGGCAAGACAAATTCATAGGTTGACCAGCGATGAAAAGCTAGGGAACGCACTAGGAATCAGCGGCCAGGCCGTGCGAAACCTCCGTTCCCGCCGGTCCGTTCCGACGGTCCAAACGTTGCTGAAACTACGTGAATTAACCAAAACGCCCCTTGACGATTTGGTTGTCGTGACCGCATAAAATGCGATGCATGAGAATACTTTCATGCACCAAAATATAAGAAACAACTAAACAAGCTGTGTGAAAACTGAAAAGTGAAACCAAGCGCGCAAAATACGGGCGATGAGGACTGAACCCCGGCGAGCGACGGCAAAGGCCCCAGCAGGAACCAGCCACGCCAAGACCCTGACCCTCCCCACGCGGAGACCCGCCGCCCACACGCCGCACACCACCCCGGTCAGGGTGGGAATCGCAGGACCGACCCTGGACACGGGAGGGAGCGAATCACACGGCAGGCAACAGCGCGCACAAGAGTCGCGAACAGAACACGCGGGGTGCAACTCCCCGCCGCGACACCACGCCCCACAATCCATGTGGAGCAAAACCACCAACCCAACCGGAAGGAAAAACCAATGCCCCCATACCACCACCCCAAACTCCCCACCGACATGCTCGCAAACTTCAACGACCTACACGCCGAAATCAGCGCACTACCACGCAGCCGCGCACAATCACTCGCCCTCACCAAACTTGATGAAGCCTTCCTCTGGGCAAAGGAGACCACCAATGAAACCGAATAACCACGACGACCACATCAACACCGCTGATGCGCTTGTCGCAGATGCCTACTTCCGATTCCTCACAGGCCCCAAACACGCAGACTAGAAAGACCCACCTGATGATCGACGAAGCAGAAGAACAACGCGTGAAGCTAGTCCACGAATACTACGGCGTGAACACGGACACTGAAACCCCTGCGTATGACACCCGAAGCCGCACAGCCCTACAGCGGGAGCATGAGCACATCACCCGCCAAATCCACCACAGCCTCGACATGCGCGACCGCATCGAAGACCACACGTTTTTCGCCGCACTACTGACCTTTGTGCTGGCTATGCTCACCCTGACCTCAATGATGGGGGAGCAGAACTGGCTGTCACTAGGCGTGCTCGGCATGGGGTGGTTATTTTGTGGGGTCACGGTGGGCAAGCTCATCAGGGAGCGCCGCTACCATCAGCGCCGGTTGCGTGACTTGTGGGCGCGCGACAACGAAATCAAGCAGGTCATCTGGTCCTAGGCATTAAAAATCGCCCGCACAGGAAAAACCTTGAGAAAACCTGTGCGGGCGAATGAGTGCCCTCGGCAAGGACGCACCAACCGAAACCGGAAGTTACCTTAACTCCCGCGATGATCATACCCCCTGCCCTAAAGGAAAATCATGCTGACAGCACAACAACTAGCGGAAATGTGGGCTATATCACGCTCGCAGGTGTACAAACTCACCAAACGCACCCACGACCCCCTCCCCGCCTACCACCTCGGCGGAGTCCGATTCAAAAAGGAAGAAGCAGACCAATGGCTAGAACGCCAAAAACAACCGACTGGGAACTAGAAAAAATCGCCCGCACCACCGGCGTACTCACACAAACCCCCGCACAGAAAACCATCACCACACTAGCCGGTGGCACCATCGCCGCCGCAGTGTTCCTAACCCCCTACCTAGCAGCATGTATGTAGCAAGAGAAAACGTCCTCCCCACAAAAACCCTCGAAAAACTCCGCCGCCGCGCAGCAATGGGACTCAGCTACGCGGGCATTCCCATCACCCAAGATCCCGCAGAGCAATGCATGTACCACAACTGCCAACGCAAACGAGACCCCAAAGACCCCTACTACCTATGCCGAGTCCACTCAGCGTTTGCTGACGTGACACTCAACCCCCATACCTACCTAGGCCAAACAGCATGAAACCAATACAACTGAAAAAACCACCTGCACCAGGCACACCAGACTGGCAACGCGCCATCACCGCCTCCAAAGTCCCAGCCATGATCCGCGACCGCTTCACCGGCGAATACTTGGGCATCGACTACCTGAGTGCCTTTGAGCGGTTCATGGAAATGACCGGCCAATGGGAACAACCCATCGACGCCAAAACCCAAGCCATGTTTGATGATGCCCACGACGCCGAAGACTACGCCGTCAACGTGTGGAAACGCGCCAACCCCAGCTGGCACACCAGCGCCGGGGAAATCGCATTCACCAACCCCGACATCTTGCCTGGCATCCCATGCCTCGCAACCATCGACCGCCGCGCAAGCCGTGGACGCTCACGCCGCATCATCGAAGTCAAACGGCCCCGCAAAGACAACGGGGTACAGGATAACTGGCTAGTGCAGGTGCAATTCCAGATGCTCATGTCCGGCATCCGCGCCGCTGACATTGTGATCGTCCCCGTCTACGGCACGCCCTCCATCCACCCCGTCGAGTACAACCCCAGCCTATGCGACGGCATCGTGAAGGACGTGCAGCATTTCCACCGGCTCCTAGTCGAGGGCACCCCACCAGATGTGGGTGACAGTGAGCACGCCAAGGAAATCTTCCAGCGCCTCAACCCTAAACCCACAGATCAGACTGTGGAGGCAGATGCCCAGACCGCCGCACAGTTGGCAATGGTGCTGGTGGAAATGGAGAAGCTGGAATCCCAAGCCCAATCCCTGGAAAACAAGCTGATGCAGGACATGGGGGACGCGAAAGCCCTCACCTGGGACGGGGTACAGATCATGAGCCGCCGCCCCGGACGGTTCGCACAGGCCCGCGTCCCGAAGGAACAACGCGACCTCCTCAAAGACCCCGACGTCATGACCCCAAAACTCGACGTCGCGAAACTCCGCAAGAAGCACCCCGACCTGGTGGAAGAAGCAACATCAACCCCCACCTACCAGCTGGAACGCAAGAAACTCATCGAAGGAATCCAGTAGTGAAAACACTCATCAAAACACTGGCCGTGGCAGCGGGCATAGCCCTTGCCCTGAAAACACGGGTCATCGTCATCAAACGCAAAGACGGACCCGAACCCACCGTACTCGCACCGTACAAGCCGCAAGATCGTCCAGAAGACCTCCCCCGATGGAGTGAACTCACCGAAGAAGAACGCGAACGATTCCGCCACGCATTGGACAAAGCACTAGCCGGTAGCGCCGACATCTACGCACCGCTCCGAATCCTCCGCACAATCCAGCAAGAAAGGAAGAACCAGAATGGCTAACGACATCGAACTCATCGCCCCAACCGAAATCCTCCCCGCAGACCCCACCCCAAACAGCGACACCCTAGCTACCCTGAAACAGCAAGTCGAAGCAATGGGAGCCGCCCGCGAACTCGCCAAAATCCTCTGCAACACCGAAATGGTGCCCCAACATTTCCGCAAAAAGCCAGACGACGGAGCCGCCGCGATCCTCTACGGCACCGAGTTGGGGCTGAACCCCATGCAAAGCTTGCAGAACGTGTTTGTAGTGCACGGCACACCAGCCGTGTACGCCCGCACAATGGCCGCACTCCTCACCAGCCGCGGCTACCGCATCAGCACCGTCGAATCCACAGACGAGTCCGTGACCGTCACCGCAAACGCACCAGACGGGGCCACCGAAACCAGCACCTGGACCATCGACCGGGCGAAAAAAGCCGGGTACACAACCAACAAGAAGTACCAGACTGACCCGCAGGCGATGCTGTTCGCCAAGGCCACGGCCGAGGTGTGCCGCAAAATCGCCCCCCACATCCTCCTAGGCATCCAATACAGCTACGAAGAGCTACGCCTGGACGAAGAGCAGGAACGCCGTAAAGTCAAGGCCACCCGCGTGGACAAACCAGCCGGCCGCCTCGCAGCCGCCGCGGCAACCCCCACCACGGAAACCGTGGACGTGGACAGCATCATCGCCGCCTTCGCCGCCGCAGCAACCCCCAAAGAACTAGACGCCGTGGTCGAACAAGCCCGCGCAATCCCCACCGACCACCCACAACACGCCGCGGCGCTGGACGCATACAACCAGCGCCTAGGCGAACTACAGGCCGGTAACGCATGATCCCCATCACCCATTTCGAGGGCCGCCTGGTCGCAGACCCAGAGATCAGGGAAACCACCACCAACGTGGTAACCCGGTTCCGGCTAGCCTGCTCAGATAATCGTCTCACCGCTGGTGGGGCGTGGGAGAGCGTGCGGCAATTCTTCATCACGGTGAAAGCCTGGGACCACCTCGCTAAGCCAGCATCTGAGCTGTCGAAGGGGGAGCAGGTCACCGTGAAAGGGAAGCTGGAAACCCGGTCGTGGACAGACGATCAGGGGAATCAGCGTAGCGGGGTGGAGCTGAATGCGATGGACATTCTCACCTCGATTGTGGATGCGCGGACGGGTGTGCAGGCACCGGCGTATTCGGATGTTCGGGCGCAGGAAGCCCCGTTCTAAAGCCTGAGAATTGTTCTTAGGTTTTGTTTGATATTGGTCGCCCCCATCCACGTTGGACACGCTCGGGGGGGGGCTTTCGTAAAAGAGATAGTGACGTGACAATGAGACCCCATGAGGGGGCACATGATTTAACACCCCAAGCAATCGCCCTGTGGGCCATGCGCGTACACAAACTGCAGCTCACAGCCGCTTGCGCCATTGCAATCAGCCAAATATGCCTAGGGATAAGGAGGGGAGATGGCCAGGATTAGGACAATCAAGCCGGAGTTCTGGTCAAGCCCCGGAATCGAGACCCTGGAATACCGGTGGAGGTTGCTTTATATAGCTATGTGGCAGCTTGCGGATGACTGGGGGAGGGGTGCTTTTATCCCTCGGGAGTTGCTTGGTTTTGCATTCCCGATGGATGAGGAAATGACTTCCGCGGAAATTTCCGCGGGATGCCGGGAAATTTCCGGAGTGTTTGGGACGGTGTTTTACACGGTCGGTAAACGACATTACTTTTCAATACCGTCTTGGGAGAAGCACCAACGAATCGACAAGCGCGCGAAGGCTTCAAAATTCCCCGCGCCGGAAGATGGAGAACCGTATATTTTCGACGACGATGCAGGTCAAGCGGGTTTTGCTGAAAAACAGGCCGTGCGACCTGTGCGACATGTGGACGATGTACGGAAAATTCCGGGGGATTCCCGGAAGTCCTCGGAAGGTTCCGGAAAAATCCCCCTAGGAACAGGGGAACAGGGGAACAGTTATATGGGGGTTGAGGTAGACAGTAAGTTGCTGGCTGAGCAAGCACATGTGAAGCCCCCCCAGGATTTTTCCGACGGCGAACCGGCGGACGCTGACGCGCCGCCACCGCCGCCCCACCCAGACGACAGCACACCCGCTGACTGGTCCACCCCGGACGACCCCCGATGCCGCCAGCACGCCGGGCTGCCACGCGACCAGGTGCAACCATGCGGGGCCTGCGCTCAAGCCCGGCGCTGGTTCCAGGACCAGAAAACCCACGCCAAGCAGGCACGACGAGCCGCGATCCAGGCATGCACGTGGTGCGACGAGCGGGGCATGGTGCAAACCACCGACGAGTTGGGAAACCCGCTGGTCACACGGTGTTCGCATGATGGTCCTCCGCCGATTTTCCCGGCCCCTGATCCGCCTGGTGGTTCGCCGCCGCCGCCGGATGTTCGGGAGAAGCTGGATGCGTGGCGGCACGGGAATGCCTCAAATCCGCCCGCATTGGCACCTCCAAGCGATTGAAACCCCTTGGCGGGTAGTCGTACATGGTTCGGCATTTCCAACGCCGCAAAACCCCCGTTTCGACGGTGCGGGTTACGGGGCGGGGCGCGCCAGGCCATGAAAGACACCGAACAAAATCTAAGAAAACAATCAGAAAGCATGGCGCGTATTGAAAGACATCACCAAAATGGCAGGAAACCTGCAAACCCAAGTCCAGCCCTTCTTCGCCGCACTTAACAAGATCGGAGAAATCTTCAATGGCGCAAAACAAAACACGAATAATAATGATCGAAACAAACAACCCAGAAACACTGGAGATCAAACGCAAAAACAACATTCCAATCAAAACCATCAACGTACGCAGTGGTGACTACACCGTAATTCGCAGCATCGGAGAAGGTGCCAGCATCCTCAGAAATGACAAAAGAAACACCTTCTCCATCGAGCACGCCTACATCGATGACATGATCTTCATAAACGCAGACGAGGCGGAGCAAATGGCATGGGACTTATTCGCCGCCGCAGGCGAACTCCGAAAAATCGAACGTGAACACGCCGCGGGGAAGGGGGAATGATGGGGGCTTATTCGATAGATAATACGGAGTTTTTTTCGCATGACTATGATGCTCGGGGACTTGACCCGGAATACCGGGTGGCCACTAAAAATGGTGAACCATGCTACGAGTGGTGGAGAAACTTCGAGTATGCGAAATACGTTGCCGAGGATATTGGTGGCGTGGTTCAGAAGCGGTTTATTACTGAGCCGAAAACCATTACTGATGACCCGGATGATCGCCATAAGCTCAGCGCGCAGATGGTGCTTGTGGAGGCCATGTTGGCGGAGGCTGATAATGCCTAGTCGTCACATCATTGAGTTTGGGTTTTCTAAGCCGTTGTTGACGTCGAATATGAGGTTTCGGCATTGGTCGGAGCAGGCGGATATTACACGCAGGATCAGGTATGAAGCGGCCGTGCGGGTGCGTGCACTGAGGCTTCCTGCTCAGCGGCATGTGCGGGTGGAGTTGCATTACCAGCCGCGTGATAGGCGTCGGCGTGATGCGGATAATCTCGCCCCGACGCTTAAAGCCATGTGCGATGGTGTTGTGGATGCTGGGTTGGTGCCTGATGACACCCCGAATTTCATGACGAAGGTCATGCCGATTATCGACGAGCCAGTACGGGGGGAGAAGGGCCGGGTTTACATGGTGATTGAGGTGGACAGTGACACCCCTACTCCATGAGGCGAACAGCATGTATCGGGTGTTCAATTTCATTGCTGTGCGGGTGATGATTGATGAATATATTCGGCGCGTCATGTCACCCATTCCCGGGTTTATTGAGGCTGGCATGCGAAGTGAGCTGCGTGCCCCGATTCTCAGCCCGATACGCGCAACAGCCAAAGACAAATACGTGAGTGAACTTGCAGGGCAATTCACTATTGGTATTGAAAGGAAAAACCATGATTAATGAACCACACCTGCTACTCAGGTGGGAAGACGATGAGGGGATGCATGAGGAAATCATGTCGTGCCCCGGCCCCGACAAAGGCAACAACGGGTTCGTGATCTGTGATGATTGCGGCCCTGATGATGTGGAGAAGCTGGGTCTCGCTCATGAGGCAGGTCGAACCACCTACACCACGCATGGTGTGGAGCATGAGTACACGGATGAGTGGCGCGTGGACACTCACACGTGCATTGTGTGTGACCGGTTTGCTTACCATGATGATTACCTCAGCCGGGAGGGCGTGGGGGCTTTCCTGGTGTCGTTCAAATCCACCCCGGAGCTGGGTGCGAAAGCCTACGAGATAATCAAACTGGATGAGGTGGTGTTTTGTGCGCTTCTTGATGCGCATAGTGAGCGACAGAAACTGCGTGAAGAAAGCGTCGCTCTGTCGTGGGCCGCGTCCGGCGGGGAGGACATGGGGCAATGAAGTGAATGAAGCCCAACATATAACCCATGCGCAGCAAGCCATTGAGCGGATGCGCGCATGGCGCGCCCCGCACCCAGACGGAATCGGCCTACTACAGGTTATCAATGACACTTTTGCATACCGAAACCACGAACTCACCACCCACCCGGTCCCAATGGACCGTGACACACAGATAAGGAGATTCACCTATGCCACTCCGTACTCCTCGCTTGACCTTTGCGGGGTTCTCTACGACACCCGTGCCACTCACCCGTCCTCATTCCCACGTGCTACCGGAGGTGATCAACTACATCATGCGACTAACCCCGCTCGTCACCGGTACCAATGGGGAGTTTGAGGACATCCTGAAAGTCGCGGTCGCAGCAATGGTGGATGTGACGATAGTCGGCGCGCCAAAGCCACTTCTCCATCGTGTGGAGCGCGACGAGGAAGATACCCCAGCCCATTGTGGGCACGCTGTGGACGGTAAGTATTCCTGGTGCCACGTTGGCTATACGCCGTGACCTGGAACGCCTCTACTTCGAGTACATTCCTGGTGATATTCAGCACCGTGTCATGTGCGAATACTCGGTTTATGACGATCACCCAGAGAACCTAGACGAGGTGGTCGAGCACACGATCATTGCCCCGGAGGCATTAAGCGTGAATTTCAGCACCACTTACGACATGGTGTCTCTGTGCAACGTCCTGCGGGCATTCCTGAACCACACCGTCTACGTGGGCATCCACGGGGACAAAGCCACGGATTACCTTGAGGGCACAGGCAGTGAACTTTGTCACATGTTTTTGCTCAGGCGTGCCCTGCATGCCACCGGTGTGGACTACCGCGCGGAAAAAATCAAGATGGATGATGTGGACCACATTGTGAATGAGATCAACAATGGTGCCTACAGTGACCATGACGGATTCCCGTTCATGGAAATGACAGTTGACGATAACATGCATGACGACAACCAGTCTGTGAAAACCCATTGGCCAATGCGCACAGCATGGCGTATCTGGAGTATCAAAATCGCCCAGTTTGTGACTGCCACCCTTGTGGCGCACACGATTCCCGGCGACACGGACCAAAATTCCACGGTGGCTTTTGGCGGCCTCATATTTGATGGTGATCACACCTGTTGGTACACCCCCTTGGTTAATGTCTATGGGGGTCGAGCAGACCGGGTGGCAACCCAGTTAGACATGCTGGCGCTGCTGCACGTGCTAGCAAGCTGTGAGGATGAGCATGTGCGCGACGCGCTGGAACGGAATGTGAACTTCCTTGACCGGGTGGGACACAAGGAAGCGGACTGGATCGATAGTTTCCCGTGGGGTGTGGTGAATCTGGTCCACCAGCGATCTCTGGAAAACCTCCGTGCTGAGAATTCACCGCGCACCAGAGACCTAACCCAACTCATGGAGAGAGTGGATGAAATCGTGAGAAGCATGGCTAATCCCGATACCGCCAGTACAGACGGCGAAGACATGGAATGAAGCGTGTTCTTGATATGACGGCGCATCGCGGGACACCTGGGGGGATGCACACATCAAGAAAATCGAACAGGATAAAAATGACACAGATACCGCACATCATCCGCATGGATGAAGATGGCTGCGAAACCGTACTGTACTGCCCCGGCATGGGCAACGAAACAGATGGGTACCACATCTGTGAAGACTGCACCGAGGACGAAGCGGCACGCACAAGCCACAAAGACGAAATCATCATGCACGGCGTTAAGCATCTTGACATCGGCGGGGACTGGATGGTTCCCACTTGCTGCGGCCCATGCGAACAGGTGAATTCCTTCGGGAAAGGCGTGATTGGTGATGCGCACGACGTGCAGGAGGGCGTTTTCGAGGCCACATTGGAGTGGTGCGACTATTGGGAGGCGACGGAGGTTGAACCGGTTTCCGAAGCTGCGGCAAAGCTGATCCTTGAGCAACAGGAGAGGATCAAACAGCTTGAGGCGAAAAATGCCGCCCACTGGAAGCGGCATGATGATGCCACGCAAGAGCGTTGGCAAGCCAAAAAACCACCATCAGCGGCGATAAACCACCCAAGTGGCTCACCCGCTTCTTCGAGCGCATCACAGGCAAAACCAAGAAACCTGAAGGAGAACACTAATGGAACCGCTCAATGACACATATGACCAGCGTGTGCAAAACATCAAATACGCCACGCACGCATGGGTGGGAACACTCAGGGATAGTGGTGCCAAAGACCTAAGTCCTGATTTCCGCCCGTCTGTCACGTGGGATCATAAAATGAGCGAACTGGTCACTGACACCGACGATGTGGCGTGCCTGTTGTCGGTCGCCATGTGCCGCCTATCCCAGCCGGGAATCAACCTGGATTCATGGCTTATCTACGGTGAATCCTTCGACACCCCGGATATGCTGGTGATCGATGTGGAGGGTGTGGTGCTGGGACTTCATATTGAGAAAGACCAGGACAGTGCACATACCCCCTATACCCTGCATGTGCGGGTTCTTGATCACCTGCCAGATGTGAAGGTGTCGTGTTGCCTAGGGGCGGGGGATGTGTCTATCAGCGTCTCAGACCATATGTGTATGTGGTGGACGTTGGATAATCCCACGCGGGGGCAGGTGAAAGAAGCGCTGCGAAACCTGCTCATCGCCGCTCACCGTTTCCGGGGAGAGCTGCGTGTGAATCGGATGCGCTGCATCGACGCCGCCCTAGCTTCACAGGGTGCGGAAAGCGTGTACGCGCACAACTACCGTGATCTTGTGGACTGGCTCACGCCAATGGTGGGCCTTGATATGGGTGGCGAGCCGTGGGGCAGGGAAACTTTGGTGCGGCTCATGGATGCAGACGGCACCCCAGAAAACAAGTCCCTAGAGCGAACAGTCAAGCTAACCCACCCCATAGTTCGTGATCCCCTGTTCCTCAAATTCACCGAGTGGGACGGCCTACCCGGCTGGAATGTGACGCTGTATGCCTATTCAGGCTCAGGCAGCATCGACACCACCATCAACCAGCCCACCCAGGCCCAAATCACCGAAATCATCACCCGATGGTGGCGACTAGGTGAGACTGCCCCGGAGAAGGAGGAGCCATGATTCTCACGTGGTTTGCGAACCTGGATGGGGAATTGCCGCGTGATTCTCAGCAGCTGCACGGCCTGGTTGCCGCTGAGTTCCCCAACGAAGGCCGCGTACTCTACGCTGTCCCTGACCGGCGGATCATTGCTGTGCAGCACCGCCACCCGGTCCAGCGGTCTGTGACACCCCTTGGGTTGGTGATGGAGGAACGCCGCATTGAGGCCCCGACCACGGGGGTGCAGGTGGAATTCTCCCTGATCGGTAACGCCACGGTCTGCAAAGCCGGTAAACGCCGCGCCCTTCCCGAAGACAAACACGAAGCGTGGGGACACCGCATGCTGTCCGATGCACTCAATATTCATGATATGGAGTGTGAAACCCTCACCCCGGCCACTGGGTGGCGTAAAAGCGCTAAGCTCACGCATCACCGTGTGTGCTACCACGGGCACGGCACCGTGAAAAACCAAGCCAACCTCGAACGCCTCATGCTCAATGGGGTGGGCCGTGCGAAAGCCTACGGCTGTGGCCTGCTGGTGGTGAACCCACTATGACCTCCGCACAGCAACTCATCTACAACACCGTAGGGTGTCCGCCCATTGAAGGGGCCAAGGGCAAGCTGCTGAAACCTGAGCCCGGCATCTGCTCAATCACTGGTGAGCCCCAGGAAATAACAGCGGATGCGCGGCGTGCCCTGGGGGAGAACTTCACCGACCATTCCCTGTGGCGCGCCCATACCGGGCGTGTCGGACCAGCCGCCCTATGGTGCTGCTCAGGTAAGGGTGCTTTGTCGCCGCGCATGTGGTCCTGGGTATGCGCCCCTGGGGTGGACCTGCCTGATTCGGTGGAGAAAGCCCCTTGGCATGTGCCTGGACTGTGTCAAACCAACCGGTCCAACACCCGCCCCATCATTGATCTGCTTATGCAGCCCCCGGCGGGGGAGTGGGTGATGTGTATCGCCACCAGCGGACAGAAACACGTCCTGCCCTACGCCACCACCAACCACGATGGGGGCACGTCAACCATCCGCATGGAGGACACCAACATCGAAATAAACCACACCCGGTTCCGCTGGGTGTTCGAGGAAACCCTCAACCTCCGCCGCATGGGCGTCACCGCAGAAAACATCAAGAACGGAGCGCCAGGCAATGCCATAAAAACCCGCGACCAACTCGAAAACTGGCACCACGCCAGCCAGCGCATAGAACACATGCGCACATCCCCCCTCGTTGACCTTGCACTCTGGTGCATCACCAAACCCATCATGGAGGACACCAATGCCTACCCCACGCCCTGACCAACTTGATCAGGCCACCATTGACCTGGTATTCGCGCTGCGCGACAGCCTCACCGACGACGGTCCAAGCCGCCTTGACTTCTGGGGAGGACGCGCCGCCACCGCGATTGAAACCGCCGCCGCCGGTGCAGACAACGCCAACCAGGCAATCACAATCGCCGCCCGCAAACTACAAATCCCAGTACTCACCACCCACGCCGCACAAGTGGCGAAAACAGCTGCTGAGGTCATCAACCAGGACTACCAAGCCTGGGCCGCCCACGTTGATGACACCATCGTCTACATCATGGCCCTAGCCGCCCTGGAAAACCGCGCTCGCAAAGCCAAGAAAGAAGCAGAAGAGGAGATTCCCTACTAATGGAAACCATCACACCGAAATACGCATCCCAAGTCACCATCACCGCCACACTGCAAACCCCCTTCCACCACGGGGCGGGCAACGCCGGTAACACCAGCCTGCTACGCACCCAAGAAGTCATGGACCCCGAAACGGGGAACATCTCGAAGGTGCCGTTCCTGTCCGCTGCTAGTGTGCGCCATGGCATCCGCGAAGCCCTCGCATGGCACCTCATCGAACACGCAGGCATCGAAGACGGGAGCCTAACCAAGCAGGCCGTGGACCTATTGTTTTCCGGTGGGGCTGTGACCTCGACCGGGGCGAAAACCAACCTGGACATGGCGCGCCGCGTCGAGCAATACCTGCCCATGCTGTCGCTGCTCGGCTACGCCGCACAATCCGACATTGTGTCCGGCACGCTGCGTGCCTCCGACCTGATGTTAGTGTGCGCTGAGAATAACTGGCGCTGCCCAATCCAGGACCAACACCGGGCCGCTAAGTACCGTAGCGAGGAGTTCGGTACCCGGAAAGACACGGGTACGACACCGGCGCAGCGGATGATCCAGATGACTAAGGGGGATTTGGGGACTGCTCAGATGATTTTTGATCAGCAAATCCTGATCCCTGGTGCCCGCCTGTGGGGTGTGGTTGGGGTGTCTCAGGCCGCGACTAAAGCCCAAATCCAGGTCATGTACGCGGGCTTGGCCTTGTGGGTGCCTGGTGGGGAGGCCCGCCTGGGCGCTAAGACTGCTCAGGGCTTCGGTGTCGCCCTCATTGAGGGTATCGACCAGTTGGAGGCCAAGCAGTCGCTCGATGAATGGACCAGGCACGTGGAAGAAAACGCCGGCGAAATCCGCCAGCTGATCACGGATCTGGCATCATGATTGATTTGCAGGTGACCGCCTATCTGGACACCCCGGTTATTGGCGTGTTGTCGCCGTTGGATGCGCCGTTATCGTATGCGGCGTATCAGCGTGCGGTGCGTGATGGGAAGCCGTTGCCGCCGATGACTGATGAGTATGTGACTGATTTCCCGCTTCCATTGGCCAGGTGGGAGCGGGAAGGGGTGTGGGGCTGGTGCACAAGCGACGCTCTCGTGACGATACATGACTTTTCGACGTCGGTGGAGATACGCCGTAAGCCAGCCACCCGTGAAATGGCAAGGTTCACGAAAGCAAAGGACCATCACAGTGGCTTGGGTGCTATGAAGGCCCGCAACACAGTGTTATCAGCTGATTACTATCGTGAGCTTGATTGGCTGGTGGCGTGCGATGACCAGGCACAGGCTGATGCGCTGCTCGACCTTCTGGGTGATGTTACCCATCTTGGGGCGCGCCACCGGAATGGTTTCGGACACGTGCAGAAATGGGAACTACGTCCACTGAAATACACCGACATGATCTGGGAGAAGCGCCGCCCGATGCCCGTGCCAGATGGTCCGGTGATGCGGCGTCCGCGTGCCCCGTATCATCATCCGAGTGGGCGGGTGCCTCATGACCGCTGAACTCCCGTTCACCCCGGATCAGGAGCGGGAAACCTGGACCGGCCAGTACCCGCCGTTCGACGTTCACGGTATCTACCCGTGGTCAACCTTGGACACCCGCACCACCGAGTGGCGGGCCCGCCGGAAGTAATGGGATGGTGGGGTGGCTGTGTGCGGCACCCACGGGCGGGGG